ATTATCAATTGAAAAGGATCCCAGTTCATTTGTTTGTGTGTTCGCAAATGCATAAATTTCGGCAGTTTGTGCCGAAAGCGTACCTACAGGGAATTGTACAGTAGGTATTGAAGAATAATAGCCACCGCCACTATCGATAGAAACTGAAGATATATTAGTGTTTGATCCAACTGCGCCGCCGCCTGATGCAGTTCTTATGTCAGGTGCAGAAAGAGTAGCTGTTGCTGTTTCATATGCATAACCCGGATTTACTATTTGAGCAGCATTAATTTGACCTGCAAGCGTGGTTGTTGTTGCAGTTGCCCTTTCTCCCGTCAAAATATTTGTAGGTTGTCCATCTGATGTTAAACCTGGTTGCGAAGTTATAGATGATAACTCTGTTTCTGAAATAGAATCTTTAATGGGTGTATCAATAAACTTAATAACTTTTCTGTTAGTCATTGGCCCAAAATAATAGCCACGCACAGTAAATCCTAACGTATATGTTAAAGATCTACGAGTCAAAAAGTCACCTTCGTATTGGTCATCCATTACAACGTTATTCAAAATGATAGGAACATCTACTTGTAATTCCATATCATCAATTAATTGAACAGACACTGTTACATCAGGTTTGAAAAATGGTAATATTTGCTCAAGTATCTTTGTACCATCTTCTTGATATTTGACCATGATATTAAGTTGAAATTCAAGATCATATGGGGCAGGTACAAACTGAGATATTTTTGAATTTGCATCACTAGATTGATAATTGTTTCTTGTTAAAGACGTTAATTTTCTTTCTGGCGAAAAATTCATATTTACAATTTCAAACGACATACGAGGCAATGTCATTGCAGGAGCATTTAAACTCGGATCACCTTCCAACCTAGCTAAAACTTTTTGCATGGGTGCGTAGTGAATTGGAACTTTCATTTTCTGAATGAGCTGCTTTTGATTATCCTTTCGCTCAATAACAATATCGTTGAACAATGTGCCAAACATTGCAACGTATCGTCTTGTAGTTTCATGGTAAAATCTATTGCCGAACATTAGTAATTATTCTCTCCAAAAGGATTTTCTGCTGTAAAATCAAGGATATTATCAGCCTCTGACTCAATAGTAAAGTTATCAGCAAACGGATCTGCCGTTTCAAGAGCTTGGTTGTTTGCAACAAGTTCATCTGAGGTTGTATTGTAAGGAACAAATATATCATCAACTTCAGGTATTCCTGTTTCAAATCTTTCATTGCTGTACTCAAATAATTCACATCTTAGATCATATGTTTGCAATGAACCCATTTGATAGAAAATGGCCTCATGCTCAACATGCATAATTTTAAATATTTTTTTATTGAGTGGGAAATATATTAAATCACCTTCAAACGGTCTTTCAGGCACACCTTCTAAATTTTTACCAACTTCTTGGTCCCAGGATCTAATTGCGACTGTTAGTGTCATCGAATCTCGAATCTGTAATCCGAATTTAGATAAGAAATCACCCTCACCTTCAAACCCATCAACATTCTTAACATACATTTCAATTTCAAGTGCGTCTTTATACAACGGCAAATCGTCTTCGTTGAGAAGTTTATCGTATCCGCCTCCCTCAATAAGAACAATGCCTAATCTATCAGCAACTTCTTGTGGCGACTCAATGGTAACAGTAGGATTATCAGATTGTAAATAACCTGTACCCGGGCTTGTTATTTGAACATCAGTGACAACACCACGAGTTAAAACTGCTGTTGCAGTTGCCGTTGTACCTGAAACTGGATCGGAAATTGTAATATTAGGAACACCCGGATAACCCAATCCGTTTTCCCTAATAGTTAAAGAAAATACTGTGCCTGACGGATCGTCTATGAGAATATCTATGGCTGCTGTTTTTTTAACGACAATCCTATTGTCTGGGACTCTATACTTAGGAATGTAATAACAATCTACTCCGTAAATCTTAATAGATTCTATAACAAGGTCTTCAATTAGACTTTGCTCCATAGAATTTTGAAAATTTTCGAAGTAATAATTCTTAGCCACTTAATTACCCAATCATGTCGTTTACAGGAAGTGAGTAAGAACTAATCATTTCTTCTTCCATCCTGCGAATTTCATCCTCTGCATCTTTTAAAATTTGTTCACCGTTAAACTGAATATTCCCGGGTAACTGCATACCATTAAACTTTGTTAAATTAGAACCCCATTGATATTTAATTTTAGCAGTAGCGTAATTCTGTAACCAACGGTCTTTCCACACATTTGTGTAGGTTTCTGGATCAACAATTGAATAGCATTCTGCAACAAGATATGTACCAGGTGAAATTGCATCCCAGTCATGGTCAACCCATAATTTGTTTACGTGTCTATTATATCTTATTGGCTGCATACCTGATAAGATTTCTTCCATAAATTGAAGATACTGCATTGACATGTAAAAATGTGTCAAATTATAGTTCGTCATTTCATGTAGATGATTTAAGATAAATTGATATTTGGCACTAAACATATTAGAGCTAAATGCAGGACTAGATGATAAATTGAAAACGTTAATAGTCCCTATAATATTTTCTGGAACCTCAATATATCTATTATCAATGTCCTGCTGTGTTAATTGACGTTTTAAATAGATTTTTTCTGTTCCATCAAAATGATAGTCCCAATAATATGAAAGGGCTTCATCAACCCTATCATCCACTTGATCTGGATCTACATTAATTTCAATAACTGGTTTACCTAACTTTCGTAAACACCATTCTTTAAATTCTTTGCGTGTGGTCGGCTGAGCCATAGACTATCTCCAATACAGTATATACGTATTTATAAAATAAACAATAGATCACTTAGTAATCAGTCTACGTAATTTTCTTTGTCTTTCGGCTAAATGTTTATTATCAATACCTTTAATGATATTTGATTTCTTTTTAGAATCAAGAGACTCTAGATACATACCTAGAGCCTCTCTTTCTAGTTTACTTTTAGCTATTTGCTCTTTACTTTGCATATTACGCCTGTGATTCTGACCATGTGATACGAGCTGAACATTGGAATGGGTTAGTTGACCGAATATCAGACGTGTCATTAACTGTAACAGCAACTGTTAATATGTCTGGCCCATTCGGAAATACTCCATCTCCGCCTAAAATTGAATTACCCATATCGACAACAGCGGCTAGACTGAAGTTTGTAGCGTTTGTAATTCTTTTACCGTTGCTATCTTTTGTACCACCTGCGGCACGGAAAGAAAATACCTCTGCCCCACCATCGATAGTTTCACCAAACGAATGCTCATATAATTGAGATAATGATGGCGATCTAACATTTTCCCAACCTGTGGTTGATAAGTTTGCATTAAGCAATAACTTAACAGTACAGTCGTGCGTCAATACTAAACCAACTTCGGCTAATTTCAACTGCATACGATTGATGATATCTCTTTGCCCTAATAGTCCAGTCAAGTTACTATCAACTGATGGTGCAAGTCTTAATGATACCAATGGAATTAAATCATTTCCTAATGAAACATTTTCTTCGGCTGCACCACCACCAATTGTAATTACCGTACCGGATGGCACACTTGGTACTTTAGGCTGTGATGCATTAAAGGCCCTTGATGCGACATACAGATATGCGTTAAAATTACCATTTGAATAATCAGTATATACAACCGGTTTACTTTCAAGGTCCCCTAAAATCCCGGTAGATGTTTCAAAAATTGTACCAGCACCAAAAGATCCAGCAGTTGAAGTATTGAAAGGTATTTGTAAATAATAGTCATATTGAAAAGTATTGTAATTTACTACTCGGACTCTTACTGCAGCTCCATTAGTCGTTACAGTTGCACTATCACCACCTGTAAAGTTAAAAGTTTGTGACTCAGCAGTAAACAAATAGGCTTCGTCTTCATCAAATTTACCATCCATAATGACTGATGTACCCCAGTGGAATAATGTTGGGGCATAAGTAGGCAGTTGGTCATTTATAATTTCATATTTAGCAGGCAAGTTACCTGACCTCATATATGCCTCATCTAATCTATTATTATGTATAAATTCATGTACATATCTTACATGGCCTTTTGTATCTTTAAATCCAAAGCGAATCTTACCGGCCCCATACCAAGAATAATCCATATAACACATTTGAATTGCGTTAATATCTAGTAAAAAGCCTTCTGGGCCTGATCCATCACATCTATCAATATTCCAATCGATTTGCGGGATTTTTAAATCTTCTGTTTTTGTTAATATAACTTTAGAGGCACTAACTCCTCTATATTCTGGCTGAACATACATTTTAGTTCTAGATTCAATTTTTGTGATTTTGTGCGTCTGCCCTCTAATCACAACAAAATCGCCAACAGTTAATTGTCCGGTAAAGTTTGTATCCGTTCCATTAATTTCATTGCTTCTATTTGCAATATCAATAGATCCTGATAATTGAGTTGTAGATGACCTCCTTACGCAATAAACCGTATTGCCATCATACTCAAAGAAAAATCCATTTTGAAAATCAAACATTCCAGATCTAATAGCAGATCCTGAATAACCGTTAAGATTATATTTAATGATACCCGAAGGAATAGAAGTTGCGGGTGTTTGAGGTAAAACAAATGTAAATGTAAAATCATCAACTTTAGTTATTGTAAATATACCATTATATGTAGTATCGGTAGAATCTTTTACTTTAATAGATTGACCAGTACTCATCCTATGAGGATAAGTTGTTTTACCAGTTGCAGTTGTTCCTGCCGCTGTTAAAGTCTGAAATATAGTTGGTGGATTAAAATTAATAGCTAAAGATGTTTGAATACCTTTACCGGATTGATAACGGAAATATTTACGTGTTTGTCTTAAAATTTGTGAAAACGGTGCTGTTCCCGCAGCAATTTCAACGCCACCATCGAATGGTCTATGCACAGCATATCCATCAGGTCTTGCATATACTTTTGTTGTGGTATATGCTCTAGCTGTTTGTTCGGATGTAGCCGCACTAGTTGTAAGAGTAAGTTCAGTATCAGATGTTATACCTGAAACTACATATGTTTCAAAACTACCAACAGACTGTGCAGTTTCTACCCTAAAGGTTATTGTGTCCCCGGGTTTAAAATATCTTGTAAACAATGTACTTGTTCCAAATACATGATCTTGACCTTCAACGAGTTCGCAGGTTCCGGGCATTTTAACATACCCGCTTATAGACTCAGATTGAATCTCATGGGTTCCTGTGGCAGCAGTTAAAGTTACTCCTAATCCATTAATAGCGTTTTCATACGTATTTGCAACCTGGATATTTTGGTCATCTACAGGAATAGTATAATATTGGGAACCAGAACTCAATCCACCTATAGGTGAATTGCCTTTTGCATCATATGCAATTAAACTTCCTGGGACTAAATGATGATATAAATCTCCAGAAACCAGAGGTATTGTATCATTTAAAACCGTACTCGAATCAAAGCTATAATCAATAGGACTAACTAAAACATTTGTATTAAAGTTTATTAAAGTGTCTGCTACAGAAGCAGCAGTATACGCACCATCTAAAACTCCAGGAGTTGCAGCTGTTGCAAATTGTAGGGTTTCTGTGCCAGAATTAGTAATATCTACTTCAACATTATCTTTTGTTAATCTAAATCTGTTTGGTGTAGTAACTATTACTCCATAAGTGTCTCCATCATTCACAGTAGGTTTTGTCATGGCATCGGATGCTGCTGTGACTAATGCTCTTCCAAAGCTTTCAAATTCTGTAGTACTATCAAAATCAGCAGTATTGCTCATTTGGAAAAAGCCAAGGACTTGAATTCCGTTTTCTAATAAAGCATCATATTGTCTTAAACCGTTATAAGTACTACCCGTCAATGTGAATTGATACATATAATTGTAATTGGTGGATGTTGCTGCCGGGTATGCTCTAAGTCCAAAAAGAACAACTTGTCCACCATTTCTTGCCAAGCGGGCGGTCGTGATATTGCAATACCAACTACCGTTAGATGTAGTTGTTATAAAGTTTCGACCGTTTCTTAAACTTGATGGGGATGGATTACTCCATAGTATTCTTATCTCAAGAGGGTCTATTCTTATCCAATCGCCACCAGATGATCTATCAAGATAAGAAGTCAACGGGTTAACGTCATATTGCAACATCCAACCGTAATGAGACCCTGAAGTAAGATCTTTTGTCATAAAGTTTGGACTGAAGTCACTGAACAGTACATTGTCATTGACTGGAGAGAAGCCATCAGTAGCTGCTGCTAATCCTAAAGACCCTGCAATATTAACCGATACCGAACCTTGAAAATTCCCGCCAGTATAGCGAGAAACGCCCAGGTTATAAGGGAAATAAATTTGGTTAAAACTGTTTCCCCACCAAGTTGGGTCTGTAGTCAAAACTCTTCCAGCGTTCCAATCATTAATAGTTGGGGTTGGTATGAATTCTATACCTGAAAGACCCCCCAAATATGTTTCCATAGCAGTATTAATAGCATCATATTTAGTTCTACTGGTGTTAGGAACAGCAGTATCTACAATTCCCGTGGCTGTTGTTGGCACAACACCTCCAGTTCCAAGACTAAAAACTACGTTTTGTCCATCAACCAATCCATGACTTTCATTGTAAAAAGTATTTCTATTTGGATCTTCAGTTGAAACATCAAAAGTATAACTACCTGTTGCATAGGAAAGTCTTTGTGTCACACCTGATGTATTTTTCAATCTGATACGATCTTCAGATAGAACTTCAGATAACCAATTTGTAGTTGTTGTAGTTTGAGTACTATAAAAATTCTGTAGAGCAATATTACCTGAATTATAAGTTATAGTTAAAGGAGTGTCGTCAACAGCTCCATGATTTGCAACATAAAAGCTATCAGCTTCAGGATCTTGAATTAACGGAACCATAAAGAAATCATTATGACCATAACTAGTAAATGCATTATTACGATAAGTGGTAGATCCTATGTATGCACGGAATGTTCCATCGCTTAAAGGCTGCCCAGAGTAAAACAAGCTATTCTGGTTGTAAAAACTTTCTGAGGTTCCGTATCCGTTTTCAATGAAATTATAACCGCCAGGAACAGTTCCTGTTTGCCCTAGGATGTAATTTGCATTTTCGGAACTTGAGAATATAATAGGATAATATACCAAATTTGCAACATTAAGAGCCCTGTAAGCGTCTGTTCCATTTTTAGAAACATAAAGCATAGATCTTACATTGGTGGCATTCGATATACCGGCTTTAAAATATCCCCGTAAATTACTATCATAGGTCGCCGCATCCCACCCAGAACCTGTACCCAACGCTCTATATGTTGTTTCGCCAAATGTGTATGAACCTGTGTTTCTGCCTTGATATATTTCATATACAAGCCCTAATAAAGCTCTACCGTAGTTAAATGTTCCAGTAGAAGTAATATTAATCTCAGATCCATTGTATGAATTAGATAAACTTATGGTATCAGCGGTTTTATAGATAACATAATAAATCTGAAAGTTTGTCAATCCTCCGATAGCAGTGTCACCTGCAGAGTGTTGATAAATTACGCAGTCGTTTGTTCTTAGATCGTGCGATTCCCAAGTAATAGTATTATCGTTAACATTTATATCACCTGATGAAAATTTAACATTATATGGAGGTATCCATTTTTTAGTTTCTGTAAGTTGTAAATTTGGCGATACAGAAGTTGCAATAAAATCATCATAATGAACATACCTATCGCCATCAGGTGCTGTCGAAGACGTAACATTAGAAATTTCGAATGTTTTTCTTCCAATAGAGTTTACAAGATAAAAATTAGAATTTGGCTGAAATCCGTGAGGAGTTGGTGTAGTTACGGTTAACGTACTTTGTGTACCTTCAGTTGTTGAAATGCCTAAATCTTCTCTATAACTTATTTGTGATCCATTAAAAAATTTTCCAGGGGCAATTTGAGTATATAACCCAGATATTGTTCCTGTTACGGTTTGAACGGATGCAGCATTATATGAAAAAGTTGTTTCTGTGACAAATTTTATAATATATTTACCTTCAGCAGTTCTAGATGATAAACCTTGAACATCGATAGGCACTCCTACATCTAAACCGTGAGGCGATTGTGTTGTGACCGTAATAACATCAGATCCAGTTCTGGCTGTGACTGATAATACATCCGAAAGATAACCCTGTCCGTCACCAATATATGTTGAAGGAATATTGTTTGAAAGCTCTAACGTTTCCCATTTTGTGGGCTGAAGGCCATATTCAAAATCGGTATCAATTAAGTTTTGTGGATTAGAAACACGAAGTTTATGAACTGGATCTAATAATGAATCAGAAACATCCATTTTTTGTTCCGGTTCATCAACAAAAATTTGAAATTTATCTACATTATTACTTCCAGGTGCGGGACTATCTAAAACAATTGTTGTGGTTTCTGAATTAGGATCCCATGTTACTGTTGCACCCTTTTGGTCATCCGCAAAATTATATACAATAGTATTTAAAGTAACATTTGTAACAATTAATAACTCTTCGTGCTTAACGAACTTAGGAACGGTTAAAGTTCCGGATGCACTATCATATTCGTAATAAGCCTGTAATAGTTTTTTCGCCATGAATCTTTCCTAATTAATATGCTAAAGCAGTTGCGTATGCAACAACTGTTGGTATGTCAGTACCGCCGCCGCCACCACCGCCTTGAATATTTCCGCCTGTTAATGTCCCACCTACATCTACATCACCGTCAATGTCTACATCATTTCCGACATATAGGTTTAAAAATCTTTTTGTATTAGCTCCAATATCACCTGTATTATTTTCTGAAGGCTCAATTCCATTGTCTACTCTAAATGCTTGCTTTGCCATTTTAATCTCCTATAATGTATATATTTATGATTCTATCATTGTATACTGTATTTTTACTGTCATAGTATTTGTATTACTTCTGGTCATAACTAAAGAAGTTGTTCCGCTTGAAAATGAAACATCAAAATCCATTATAGGTTGACTCCCGGTATAAATATTAGCGTAAGAAGTAATTTGCGGTAAAGCTCCATTTGTTAGTATAAGAGCTTCTTGAATTTGTTCTTCAGCCGAAGTATTATCTCTAACATGTATTAATAATTTAACACCTTTATAATTGTTTGAGGTATACGTAAATGTTGGATTTGCGGGAGTTGCAGTTACATTAAAAGATGCTGTTCCTTGTTGTGCAATACCGTAATTTACATATCCAGAAAAATCAGCATTTGTTCCATAAATATCGCCGGTTATTGTTAAGTCACCTGTATTAGCAACAGATAACAAATCAACATTTTCTAATACACTAGAATTGTATGTATAAATTGTTACATCAGCACCCGTTGTTGGTGCAGGAGTAATTGTAACAATACCTGTTTGTGAATTTGCAGTAAAATTACTATCATCGACCAAACTTCCGTTAACAAATGGTTGAAAATATAACCATTTATTTGTTGCCGTACCGAATGTCGAAGATCCGGAAGATGTAAAGTTATAAACTTCAACAGCCACAAACCCGGAGCCGCCTCCACCTCCACCGCCAGTGACTGTTGTAAATGAGAAATTGCCATTTCCGTCTGTCTGTAATACTTGTCCTGCATTACCATCTGAAATATTAAAATCTAAAAGTGATGTAGGCGTATTAGTAAAATTAGTATAATCTAAATAATGTGTTCCATCTTGTCCATCTAATGTGTCTGCATCAAGCCCTGTTGTAGACGATGTTAAAATATTTGATCTTGTGGTACCATCACCTACTACCCATACATCATTTGACTCATCCCATTCGATGTAAGAATCAGTAGAAGAACCTCGATTTACGACAATCGCAACATTTGAAGTTGGAGCTACGCCACCTAAATCTGAATTTAATGTAATAACAGTGTCAACACCTGTCAAATCAAGAACAGGAGCTGTTAACTTTCTGCCTGAACCGTTATTAACCGTTATAGAGCCATTAGTAGCAACACTTTGAAACGTTACGATACTTGAAGTTGCAACGGCTTGACCGATAGAAATGGTGCCACTACTTATTGTTACACCAGTTCCTTGTGAAAATGCACCTTGAGCTAAACTGTCTGAAAAATATTTATTTGTAGTTCCTTCTATTAAATCATCAGTTGTAAATCCGCTTAAATTATGATTAACAACACTTACGCTTGAACCCATATATGAATGGACGCCACATTGATAATACAATTTACTAGGAGTAGAATCTGTAACAATTAATTCAGCGTAAGCTCCAGGGGAACCTGCAGTACCAACATATGTAAAGTTAGTTGTATATCCTAGAGATTTTGCTGCATCAAGGTAAAAACCTAAAGGGTGGTTAGTGTTGGTTGAATCTGACTGGTCAAACTGATAAGTCACATTGGGAATAAATGATATATGCGGACCTTCTATACCGTCAATAGCATATCCATTTGAGGATCCTTGTCCAAAGAAAATATGGTCAGCAGTTTTACCTTGAACAGTTACAGTATAGGTTACGATTTTGTTATTGTTAATCGCATCCATTTTTTTACTATCTGTGACTAATGTGTAACCATTAAGTATGTTTACAGTTTTGTTTTTACCATTCAAGGTAACCGCAGGATTATTAACGCCCGTGTCATCTCTAACCACAAACTCTAATCCTCCAGTCCATGGATTAGCAACAACTGGATCTGTAATAGTACCTCTAATATGAGAATATAGCGCCTGTCCCCCAATGAATCCGCCTGACGTACCGGAACCGTAAAACAAAATTTCACCCGTCCGAGTTCCAACAACCGGTAAATTTGCATTAGTCATATTGTGAGCAAACGTTAATTCTGGGCTGTCTATTGTATCAGTAAGATTAAGGTCTAGGAATGTTGGTTGAGAAGTTGTGCTTAAATTATATGCTGTACCTGAAACTGAAAGTTGACCAGAAAGATTAATACCAACCCCCGTATTTAACGCTCCCTGTGTTGTGGTTGTCGTTGATGCACCGGCAACGGCAACTGTACCTGAATTATCTGGTAAACTAATTGTTCTATCAGTAGATGGGTTTATTACTGTTAATGTTGTTTCCCAACCATCATCGGTTGCACCCTCAAAAACAATACTACTGTTAGCATACAAATATAAATCAGCATTTCCTCTTACTTGCACTTGAGGTTTAATTGCACCTAAACCAGTTAATGATAACACTGTTGTATCGAACTTTTGATGTGCAACAACAAAATCCATTATGCCATATTCAGAACCTGCAAGACTGTTAAACCCTCGCTGTTGGATTCTTCCATACGCCATTAGGCTTCCGCCATTATCATAACCTATAAAATCAAAATCAGCTATGCTACTGTGATTAGACTCAATCCAGAAATTAAATCCGCCAACACCTTCATTAACAAACTTTGCGCTATAATCTACAATTGGAGTATTTGCTGTGACTAATAAGTCATCTTTTAAAGAAACTGAACCTTCAACTTGAAGTTTATTTACACCATCATCGGTACCTGTACCGATTAATGTATTGCCTTTAAACTCATTAAGGTAAATTGTACCGTTAGAATCAACTTCAATAATAGGTACATTGTTAGCATCGTTTGCAGAAAATACAATTCCGCTTAATGAATTTGTGATATTAAATAAATCACCAATTGAACTAGAAAAGTTTAAAGAACCGTCATCCTCAACTGTTAGTGTAACAGGATTATTTGACCCACCCGTAAATACAATGGTGGGATCTGCATTTGCATTGCCCGTTTGAGGCGTAATTAATATGTTCTTATCTGAATCTGCCATTTCTAATTCCTAATTGAGACACTATTATTTATGAAACATTTGTGCTAGGGAAAGCACGATTTTCTCCCCAAATAATTCTGACACCTCCGGGAGCTCCCCTTGCAGAACCAGATCTATCAGCAGCACCGCCACCACCATATTCACCACCTCGACCTTTATCAGTGTTAAACCCGGTACCGGTTATGCCGTCATCGCCATTTGACCCACCTTCTCCAAAATTACCACCTTGACCGGTTGTTGATTGACTTCCTGGATTGCCGCTAGTGCCCTCACCAAAAAGACCTACACCACCGCCGCCACCGCCGGTATTGACAGAACCACCACCGCCGCCACCACCAGCGCCTCCGGATCCACCTGTGCCTGCTTGACCTTGACCTGTTGAGCTGTTACTTACGCCACCATTACCACCATTGCCCGAATATCCTCCAGCACCACCGCCACCTCCGCCTCCGGAACCGCCTTGGTCACCACCTGAACCCCCAAAGCCACCGCCTTGGGTACTGCCTGTATCTGTTAATGCAGCGTATTGTCCACCACTCCCACCGACTCCATTACCGTAAACAGAAATTACGCCTGCATTTCCGCCGTTTGCTAAAACAAATGTAGTTCTTCCAGAGGAGACTATGGATCTTAAACCGCTACCTGCATACATAGGAAAATCTGAACTTAGACCTGGAGATTTTCTTACATCTTCTCCACCACCGCCAACAGTAATATCAAGAACTTGACCCGGAAAAACATCTATATCATTTTTCCAGTGCAAAGCGCCGCCACCGCCACCGCAACCACCATTGTAACCATAACCTGCGCCGCCTCCGCCAACAGCAACAATACATATACTCCACACACCTTGAGGAACTGTCCAAGTGTAGTATTTTGAGTCATACGGTACTGCTGGATCAACCTCAAATAATCTTGAACCAAAAGGCACGGGTAATTTGGTCGCAGGGTATTTTGCGTTTTTATCTCTACCTAGATTTGATGTTGCTACTCGAGGCCCAGAATGTCTTCCCATGTTTTCACCTTTATATTAATTAGGCCAAGGAACATGAGAATACTTGGGTGCTTTGAGATTCCTATAATTAGGAAACCCTTCAATTCTTTTAGTTCTTTTACCTAGATGTACGCCCATTTTACTTCCTAATATACAAACAATGTGTTATTTTTCCTATAACGAATAAATTCCACATTTGTAGAAGGAAATTCACATACTAAACCGGTTGATGTGGGAAAAGCACATATTCTAACAACGCCATCACCGCCATGACCACCGTAAAGACCATCTTCGCTACCTGCACCGCCTCCCCCATAATGTCCAGTTCCTTCGGACCAACCTAGTGTCCTACTAACCGCATTTACTGAACTTCCGTTAAGACCACCACCCCAAAAACTTATTTGAGAACCTCCAGTTCCAAAACCAGCAACAAGTCCGGTGTTGGTGTTGGTTTGCCCCGCACCACCCGTTCCGCTAGCACCTTCTCCCCAAATTCCCGTTCCGCCACCGCCTCCGTGGTTACAGGAATTAAAATGTCTTCCACCCCCGCCGCCACCACCACCGGCACCATCGAATCCACTATTTCCTCCTAGAGTGGAACCTGGATTTGAACCAAGAAAAGCACATCCGTCACCACCATTGCCCGAATAACCTCCAGCACCGCCGCCACCGCCACCGTAGTTATAGCACCCACCTCTACCACCATTGCCGCCACCCATACCGGTATTATTACCATAAGTAGTAGTTTGTGAAATACTTCCATCAAATCTAGGCTTAGCAGCTAATTCCGTTGTATTAGTATTGCGTGATCTTGCTCCAAGACCGCCTTCGGCCTGAACCCTAAAATTACCAAATGCCTCGAGGCGGTCATCCCAAGTTGAGTCTTCGCCTTCCTGTGCTAAAGTGGTTCCGCTCTGAATAGATATGGCTTGACCGCCTGAACCAACCGTTATATAATATGTGCTCCCCGGAGTAACATCAATTCCATTCATATAAGCTAAGGCACCGCCAAAGCCTCCTGCCCCGTATGAAGAAGCGCCTCTTCCGGCTCCACCGCCGCCAATACATAAAACTGATATTTTACTAATTCCATCTGGGCATATCCAAGTATAATTACCAGGAGTTTCAAATACCCAATCTAATCTTTCTGAGTTTGCACTTGCAGTCTCATTACCATTGGCACCTTGCAGATATCGAAACGGAATATTCCTAGTAATTAATTCTGCCGTTGCTCGGGCTTCTTCACTCTCATTGAGTCTTTTAGCAACTTCTTTGTTCGAACTATCAATTACTGAAGCTCGTTTTCCGTAGTGTAGGCTCATTTTGCATCATACTCCACAACCATCTTGTCGATGTCTTTACGCTCGCCATACACGGTGTAGAAACAATTAATCTCCTTGCTTAATAAATTATCATTGCCAACAAGAACTGCATTGGCAGCAATGTCTTTGACAAATAACTTTTGATGTTTACCAATAGGTGTTAATTCAACTGTAATTGTATCCTCATCAACCAAACCTAACCAATACTCAGGCAATTCAATAATGTTATTGCCTTTTAGACGACCACGAACATAAACACCGTTTTCCGGTCCTTCTAATGAACCGTGCTTTAACTTCATGCCCTCTTTTGTTGGGTGGTCAATTAAGAATGATTTTGCTGTTGCTGTTAATGTGCCGGTAACATCAACTCCACCAGAATTTGTTTCTAGTTTTGGGCTTCCGTTGTAGTTCAGTTTAACATTATTAGTTGAATCCCCCATGGCGATATAGGTAACACCGCCTCTCTTAAGTGAGAATATTCCGGTTGATGTATCTTTAAGTTCTATGTTAGCATTATGATTGTTATATTTTTCAAAAATAAGCGACCCAGTTCCACCAAGCATCTTTATTTCTTGTGGCTTCAGAGTTAAAGTACTCAAAGATATTTGATTATTCAATGGGTTATATTTCAATCCGCTATCTGATTTACCTTCCTGAGCTCCTGACGCACTGTCAACAAAGGTAATAAATCTTTCTGCATCTGAAGAATTATCTTTGGAAATATTTTGCAATACATCAGTGCTAGATACAGAACCCCATGAAAGTTCGCCTGTTGCAGAGTTTGCAACTTGTAATACTTCACCATCTGCACCGATTTGTTTAGGGAAAATTTGTCCTTCAATTTTAACAACGCCGTCTGTTGTCGAATTGCCGCCAGAAATTTCAACATCACCACCCACAACAGTGCTTGATGATCCATCACCACCTTTGATAATAACGGGTGTGGGTACTGTCCCATCTGTTTCATTAGGACCAGAAATTTCCATTGTGAGGGTGCCAGGAGCAGCTGAAAGCAAGAACAAACCGTTATCATAGTTTGTAATAACATCTGTGTATAATGTTGAATTAGAATCTACGAAAAGATCACCGTTAATAGTTGTGTCGTCTGAAATAGTTACTGAACTTGCGCCAACAGTAACTTTATCAGTGCCCCCAACGCTCATTACAAGGAAGTTATTTGCATCTTCTACTAATAATTCTACATTTGCCGTTAGACCCGAATGAACTACTATCGACTGATTAGATGAATATGAGGATCCAATCCTTAGATAGTTTAAGCTGCTACTTGTTGCTGTGCTTCCACCTTCAATTATAATAAATGATTTGGTCGAATAACCTTGAGCAGGAAACCCTCCGGTTGCGATTCCTCCAGCTCCAATGTTCATATCGTTAATATCAAAACCTTGAGTTTCAGGATTTCTTGTAAACCACAATTCCGAAAGTTTCATTCCTGCCAGACTGGTTGACTGAACCAAACCATTTGTAATAGTTCCGTCACGGACTAAAATAAATCTACTTCTATCATCATCCCAAGCAAGGAGTGCTTGGTTAGATGTATTTGCAGCAGTATTAAAATAAGGAAACGCAATACCACGATCTAGGCCATCGTCCGCATTTGTGCCTACTGTAATGATGTTATCTTCAAATGTGACATTTCCGGATACATCTAATGTACCGTTAACAGATAATCCGGATACATTTGCGTTACCGTTAACAGATAATCCGGATACATTTGCGTTACCGTTAACGGATAATCCTGCTGAATCAATTGTTACTACAGTAGTATTTGCAGCATACAATTTAATATTGTTATTTGTGCCGTCAAGGAGAACCTTTTCAGTTTCACTATTTTCAATTTGTAAATCAGATGCGCCAAAAGTAGATGATGTTGAAAGGATTAAGCTATTTCGATTTCTTGTATCAAAGTTCCATCTAGCGGCAGCGCCACCAATAGTCAGCGCATTGAGACCTGCAGTCGCAAAAGCAATTGTAGAGGAGTTTCTAGAATTAATTCCAGCTACAAGTAAATCACCTTCACCAAATGAATTCTTTGTAATAACGCCATTAGATTCTGAAACATCATCATATAATACGAATGAGCTTTCACTATCATCCCAACCCATGAATCCTTGTTTAGGGTCACCGTCATTGTAACTAAATACAATACCACGATCTAAATTATCATCAACTGAATTATTAGAATTTCCTATGAAAATGATAGGATCTTCAATTTCTAATGATTCTGCTGTGATAGTAGTTGTATTTCCATTAACAAGTAATCCGCCTTCGACAGTTAAGTTTCTAAAAGCGGCATCACCCAAATTACCTGTTGCAGACATGTCATTATAAGTATCATTATTGACTATAGTTGCATCTGGAATATATTTAAATTTATTATCTGACTTATCTACACCAAAGAATGCACGCTTTTGACCTGAAGTCGGTGCAGCAATACCGGTTCCTGTGCCTGCACCAGTTGCAGTAAATATAGTTCCTACTGTGTTATTAGGTGAACCTATAGATGTCCATGTTGTATCGCCTGCATCAATAATTTGATATTCAACACCAACTTGTATATTAGATGCGGTTACGTTTGCCTCATCATTATATCCAATAATAACACCCATATCAGAATTTGTTTGATATAGTGCAACATTATGACCTAAGTTAATATATTCTGGGGCAACATCAACAACATCATAAAGATTAATATGACCTTGTCCGTTACCACGGATAGTGATATCAGTATTTGTCTGTGTTGCTTGTATAAGATCAGCGGCTACATAGCCACTAAATGAAACAATATTTTGACATTGAAGTGTATTAGTTCCGGGATTAAAAATTAAGCCACTATTATCAACCATAGCAGCTCGACCTGTGGTTGCGCTACCTCCAGGTAATGTTGTTCCGCCTGACGTTGCTTGCATTAATAATACATTGTATGCATTATCATCGTCTGTTGATTCATCAACCTGCAAATAACCTGCCACTGCATCAGTTGGATCTAATTTATATGAAGATGTTCCGTTTGTTACATAATAATCATAACCTGTTAAAGGAGGATCTCCGGCATATACAAGATTTCCAACACCTGTTGTTAATAGTTCTCCAGATGCATTGGGTAATGTAATTGTTCTTGCCGCTGTTGCTGTAGCGGCACTTAATGTTGTATTAAAAGATCCTGTATCAAATACAAGATTAGAAGTATTTAAAATAATATCGTTTGTTGTAATATTTCCAAAATCAGTTGCTGTTTGCAAATCTGTATTCGAAATACTTTGGTTAACAATTGTTTGAATTACTTCAAGGTTTGCTGTATCAACAGTTAATTCACCATTAGCAACAGAAATACCCGAACCTAATTGAACCCATTGTCTTAAACCAATATCTGACGATATAAGCATTCCATTATTTGCTGTAGGAGATCCTAAGTTAGGCTCCGCATTTTCAAGACTTAAATATGAGTAACGATCCGCATCTACTGATGTAGGCGAATTAGCTTTTACTCTACCGCTAAGATAATGACCAGGTTTACGCATCTACAGTTTCCAAATAGCTCAATGTTAATTTAAGAGAAGCACCTGTAGAAGCAAATCCTTTTAAGGAATCTCCGGATTCTAATACAATTTTACCTGTAGTCAACGCTGTTGCATCATGGGCCGGAATAGTTAATTCGTCTACAAGTTCTGTTTCTGTTCCGCCCCTTTCATGTAAAAATGTAACTGTGTGATCTGCATTTGTTACATTCACACATTGTGCATTAAGAATAATAGATGTCCTTCCTGCAGGCGCTGTGTACACAGTTGCATTTGTGCCTGTAAAGATATAGGTTGTGGTTTTAAACTGATTAAGTGAACTTGCCATTTTAATTACCTTCTAAAGCGAGAATGTAAGGAGTCATAATTGCGAATAGTGATCTATCAAACGTTTCACCCTCGATGATACCGTCTGTTCTATTAATCGACAAATCACCGCCAATTCTAAAATCGCCCCTTTGGTCTGTTGATGTGAAATATACCTGTCCTTGATTATTTGTATCTTGTTCAACTTCATGTTGTTGAATTGGGAAAGCCCCAGCTTGTGGGGTATCATACAAACTAACACCTGTGCCTACATATTCAAATGTAATTGAAGATGCAGCAATTAAACTTCTTTGATGAAATGTAATTGACAATGATGAAGAAATATTATCAACTAGTGTTTCTCTAAATCCTATTTTATAATTTCCATTTTGCAATTCAGCCACAGTTTCAACAGTATAATAAGTTGAAATTCCTTGAAATTGCATTACATCTCCATACCTTGGTTTTTGTGTAGGAGAGCTAATTGTAATACTTGTATCTACATTGGCTACCGAACTTGATTGTGTTGTACCTGTATATAGTGATGGGCCTGCACCCGTTGCTCTTAACCCATAATTACCGAATCCACAATTTGAGTTTGTTAAAGAGCATTGTCCGCCTGATTCAGCAAGAATTCCTATATGACATGAAACAGTAAAGATTGATACTAATTGTGCATAACCGCCATTTAATAGGTGTACACCAATTCCGCCTCCAGAAATTTCTGTGGGCAATGATGATAAACCATTATTAATCACATCAATTATGATTTGAACATTAGACACCGATTGTGCTGAAGAACCTGCTTCAGCATCTGCTCCTGATGTATTTTGAGTTGAAGAGGCTTGATATGTCCCATCTGAAGGGGATGTTTTTAGCAACGCATCTTCAATCAAATCTCTAGTTTTTTGAAGAGCAGCCGCAGTTTCATCTTGTTGTCCAGAAATTCTACTAACTCCATTTGGGGCATAATATAATTTCGCAGCAATTATTGAATGGGCATTTGATGATACATATTGAGATTCTTCTAAATCTTTAATTATAGCATCTACAATCAAACCTGTATCTCTATAGCATTTTTCTTCATCATATACAAATGAGGAAGTAAAAGGAGCTGTATTTGTCCCAATTTGTTCATTAATCCATGCAATAGTTTCATCCTGTATCCATTCTCTATTGTTTGCAAGTAGAGTAGTTGCGTTAGGATGATTTGATGTTGGTGCACCATTTATTTGTGTGAATGAATCAGAAACCATTGATTTCAATCCTGATGAAAGATTTCCGTCAATTCTCATTCCTGTTCCACCATTTTGTGTTAATGATGTACAATTTTCAATATAAGGAGAAACGTATACACCGGAAGTAGTCATACCTCCAGGAGGAAAAGATATTGCAGCAGCACCTGATGCCATATTTCTGAATGTGAAGTTTGTTAAGTAACATGCTTGATTTACGTAAAATAAATCATTTGTTACGTCAACACCACTAATAGAAGTTGTTCTTAAGTTATCGCCATATAATGATACATTGGAAGGTATTTCGATGCCACCGTTAGAGTTATCGAGTACATAATCTCCGCTTTTTACAAAAATGGTTGTGCCTGATGATGCAGCAGAAAGAGCTGCTTCAATTGTTAGGAATGATGTTGAAATTGTTGCACCATCGTGTGCATCATTTCCAGTTTTTGATACATATAAAACATTTGATGTTGAATCTGGCTTACCTACCTCTATGATAGACACAGCGCCATTAGCATCTCTTTTGAGATACATTTTACCATCATGGGTATTGATGGCGACTTCGCCTAACTGTAAATCCCCAGCAGCAGGCACCCGCCCTGCAATGGCACTTCTTTTTAACTTAACGGTTGACATCTGTCCTCACCTTATGTATAATCGCTATATAGCGCAAAAAACAATAAACTTTTGAATAATTTGTTATATAACAAATGTGCTATTCAAAAATATTTATATTAGTATGTTCCACCATCAATTGTATCGACTGTAACATGGCCTACCGGTGTAACATCAAAGTTTGTAGAATCAAATGATGCAACGCCAGGAAGTCCCGGAGTCACGCCTGCATTTCTAGCATCAATAACATATAACCCACCTTCCGTTTGTGCGTTACTAGTTGTTACTAGAATTCCATTATTTCCAGAAATTTCAGCGGCGTAATTACCTGTTGTGTCAGTCCCTAATGCAACACTATCAGCTTGAATAGTTGTTGTAATTACTGCATTATTCGAACCATTAAACGATACAGTACCTGAAACATCTCCAATTAATTGAATATCTCGAGCCGTTTCTAATGTTGTTGCCGTACTTGCATTGCCCGTTACATTACCTGTAAATGTGGCATTTGTTCCGTTTGTTCCGCTTTCTAAAACTTTTACGCCATTATCAGCAAGAATATCACCAGTCAAATCACCAGTTACGTCACCTGTAAATGTAGCATCAGACCCATCGGTACCACTCTCTAAAATTTTAGTTGAACCGTCACTTGCGTAAACATCACCTACTAAATCACCAAAAACTGTACCGACCTGTATATCTGCAAAAGAATAACTCGGATCCGTATCATCAATAAATGCACCAATTGTTAAAGACGCATCATAACCATCGAATATTTTGAATCTAGATGTAGACGCATCATAATACAAACCAGCATTTTCAGCAAGAGATGTGTTCGCAGGGAATAGGTTATATGTTCCAACAAAACCTAAATCGGGTGATGTTGATGTACTATTCGCATTTAAGAAAATAATGTTATCGTCAACAGCAAGTGTTGATGTACTAATCGCAACCGAGTTACCTTGAACGGTTAAGTCACCTACGATAATTGTATTGCCGCCAACCTCTAAATTATTATTAATTTTGGTTGTGCCTGTACCAGACGCTTTACCAATTTGAATATCTTCGTTATCAGTAAATACTGTTACAGGTGATGTGTTATTAGTTGAAACAATATTTGTTGTTGTGACCGTAGGTGCTGTTACTGAAGTTGCACTTACTGTGTTAAATGATGCAGCACCTGCTGAATCAGTTGTAATTAAAATTTGGTCATCAGTTACTGCAGTTTTAATGCCCGCATCACCTTTAACATTTAAAGTTCCATTTAAAAGAGAAACTGTGTCTGTTCCGGTATTACCTGCAATTGAAAGTGACGTAGAAATTGATACAGTATTTGCGGCAGTTAATCGACCTTGTGCATCAACTGTAAATGTCGGAATATTTGTTGCATCACCATATGAGCCTGCAGTAACCGCTGTATTATCTAAAACAATATCAATTTGATTATCAGTAACAGTAGTAGAAATTCCTGTGTTACCGGAAAGTGTAAGTGTTTGACCTAATGCAATTGTATCATTAGTGCCATTATCTGCAGATAGTGTTAAACCACCTGATGTTAGTCCTGTAATTTGGTCATCAACGTACTTTTTGTTAGCTGCTTCAAAATTACTAGATGGTGTTGCTAGGTTAATAATCTTATGATCTGTAACATCAATTCTATAAATTTGATTATTTGATGTTCCAAATTGTAAATTATTTGTACCTGTTGACGCAACTTTAATACCGTTGATATCAATATTATCAACTAATAGTTGGTCAATTTTCTTGTCAGATCCTGTGATTATTGCTGCACTAGCAGTTAATGTACCTAATTGATGATCTAGTAAGCCCGTATAGTATGCACCACCAACAGTAACGATATTTGATGCATGACCATTTGCGTCCTCAACACCTGAACCGATGTAAAGTTTTTGACCACCTGTCCATGGTGCCGTATTTGCTGCATACGGATGATATGAATATGCTAATTCACCACTCGCTAGATTGCTAGGTGCTCCGCTTACACCAGATCGTTTTATCTTGATGGTGCTCATTAGTAATTGCCTCCGTTAATCTTTGTATTTATGTTTTCGATTGTCTGTGTGGACTCCCATTTTCCGGTCGACTCACTATAAACTAGCAACGCACCATCATTTACGTTATTCGTATCAACATCAAATAGATCACCGATTCTAATAGAACCGCCGCTAACATTATAATTAGTTACGAGCAATTTTTGTTGAGGATTAACTGTTGCTTTTATTTTATCAGCCATTTTAGATCCTTGTAATACCAGGAGTTACTACAACTGTTCCTTCAACAACACGAGTTGTCGTATTGGCAGAACTAGTTATTTCAACATCGTATAAGTATCTTCCTGGCTCTAATTGATTTGTATATTGTCTATCTAGCGATAAAGTTATTTGACCCGCAGCCTGATTGTTACTTGTCACAAAGGTTGCGGCAGGTGAAGAAGATGCATAGTTTTTTCTCATTTGAGACGCAACTAAATGTCCAGTAAGGTCATAAGGATTACCATCCACATCGCTTAAATCAATAGTTGCTTCAAAATCTGTACCTTGGTCAATGGTAATATTCGCTTTGATAGCCATTATTTTCTCCAGTTTAATATCAATTAGTATTTATAAATAATCATATCACCAATTCTAATATTGAGAGGAAAAATGGCCGTAAGAAATAAATATTCCAGATTTGGTCTAAGAGCTGATAAAAACTTATCAGATTTGCCAGACAGTCAGGTAGCTTTAGGTAATGTCTTAGACGATTTAGTTACGGGCACCCCTTTTAGTGGATTTGATTTAAAAGTTATTGATGGACTCAGAAATACGAATACAACAAAAAGTGACCTTGCGGAACTTGCAGGGCAAGAGTCTAAATATACCCCAATAACACAACAATTGGGTGAAACAGTTATTGGTGATCCAGAAGTAACAACTCCTGTATTAACAATACAAAATGTAATAGACAATAGGAAAACAATTTTAGGCGACCCACCCATTTTTAGAGGCGGTGATGGGCCTAGAGCAACCGTTTTTCCTGGAACAGCTGTGTCTGCAAATTCTCATATTGGTGTTAGACCTATATTTGATGATACAAACGATTTTAATGTTGTTAGTAAAGATTATTGGTTAGATGGATATTTTGGATTTAGTGATGGAATACACCCAACCTTTGAGGACAATTTTGGAGGTATTCAATGGGAAGGGTATCTAGGTGTAGCGCAAGATGAAACTATTGGATTGAGAACTAATGGATACTTCTTAATTGAAAAAGAAGATGGATTAAAAAGATTTGTTCCCATACTATCTAACACAGCAAGCAATAGAACAATTACTCTGCAAGAAAACGTAACTGCAAATTTAGAATTTAATGTATCAGTAACTTCGAATACAGCTTTTGTTGATGGTGTTGACGAATATAAAAATAGATGGATAGGAAACTGTGTTTTTGTAAATGATATATTTGTTGCCAATGGAACTACGTATGAAGTAACATCAGTTGAATATGATTTAGATGCAGAAAGAGCAACATCACAGCCCACAATTGGTATAACAAAAATTGATGGACCTGAAAATGGTGTTACGGGTATTATCGGTGACGAATTTACTTTACGGAATAAAGTAATTGGCTCTGAAGTACAAGAATTTGTCATTCCGGGTGATTTATTATTTGATGGGGAACTAAGAGCTTATAAAATGTCACTATGGTGGCCCAAACCTAAAGATATCGACCCAACAGATAACAGGCTAAACTATCCGTCTAAATGGGCAACTTTTGATTTTGCTGATAATACGAGTTCTAACCCTGCACCTTATGTTTATTGGTATGAAAATCATCCTAATTTAGATGGAACATTGTTTTCATATCAATATTTTATTAACAATAAGATTTCTAACAGAAACGAAAGGACAGAAACATTCGTTGAAAGTTCTAAACAAATATTCACACAATATAATGCACCCATATTTTGGAAAGATGCTTGGTTGTCAATGGATTTAAGATGGCTAGGTAGAAATAAATTTGAGATTCTTAATAAAGAAACAGGTACTGCTACATCTGAAATAGATATTCAAGCGGGTGATAGACTTGTTATTAGCGGGTCTGTAGGCGGTCAAATATCCTTCGTACACTTTACTGTGTATCAAGTTAATGGTGATATAATTTGGACAAATCCTGTAGGTGAGTCAACACCAGATCAAATTTGGGATTCACTTAGTTTTGTTTGTAATAGTCCAGACGGACCTATGCCCGTATTAAACGGCACATGCTTTGCGTTTGTGCTAAAAGCCGATGGCCTGCAAGGTATCTATATGGCTAATACTGCCGTTGTCGCAGCTGGGCGTGAAGAAACCTTTCAATTAATTAATCCATCAGATGCTCCTAATTGTTATAATTTCCCAGGAACTACGAGGTATTCATTAAATAATATTAAAGGTGATAATATAATCCATTATCCTTATAATCCACCCCAAGTATCTTTTAACGATACCTATATAGCAAATCGTATTGTATCATCTTTCGCAAATACATTAAATGATAGCACGGAAAGTGCAGATGTTGTTGTACACCCAGTTGACCCAGCCTTTGGAAACTCGGTTGGATTAACAAGTGCAAATAGACCCGTTGCTGTGTATTCACATAGAGGTTTAGATGACGCATCTGTTACATTACAGTGTGTTGGTGTATTTGGTAAAGAAGTTAAAAACTTTCCGGAGGCACCAGCTGGTACAAATCGAATAGCAGTGGATAGTATTGAGGGTATTGATGTAGGAGATTACGTGGAATATAAAGGCATTATTCCCACACCTACTACTGTGACTAATATTATTCAAACTCCGGTAACAATAAATGGCGAACAATACCACGAAATTGAGTTGAGCAATAACTTATTCGCTAACCTACCTAACGCATTTACAATTCTATTTATTAAAAATTCAGAAATTAATCGATATTCATCACAGGGTGGACTTGTTATTCAAGATGTTAGTTTCTGTGTATTGCCATTTAATACGGCCCCACCATTTTTGGGAACACCTCAAGGACTGTCAACATCACTTGAATATCCGCATGTAGACACAGCGGGTGGTAGATTTATTATGGAACAATTTGAATTAGAAGCGAATACATTTCCTATATTTGACCCAGAAACCGCAAACTATAATAGAGGCGTGAGAATACAGGATGGGCAAGGAAATACATTCTTTATGATTGGATCTACTATACCTGAAAACCCTTAAGGTAGCGGAACGTTATTAGCGGTCAATAGTAAGTACATTGTTTCGCCATTAATTTCAACTTCCATTTTATGTGTAAATCCGCCAAATTGTGGTAACTCAACTACGGGTGTTGAGGCTGCCGTAACTAATATGTCTGAATCATAAAAATTAAATGAAGGTCTAGGGCCTACCATTTTTAGTTTTAAAACTTGAACATCGGTATCACCAACAACATTGCTATCAACATATAGCATATCTAAAGTTAATGATGTTCTAGGATTTGTTCTTCTATTTTCTTCCTGGTTCCAAGGATTTGTTGTATCACTAAAGGCTCTCTTTGATATGCCATTTGCAACAATATATAATCCTGGGAATGTTGTATCATCAAACTCTGGATCTTCTGGATCGAATGAAATATTATCATCATTTGTTATTTTTACAAATCCATCTAATGTTAAAGGCCTTGTATAAGAATTATGCCTATAGCTCAATATGGATGAAGATTCTTTAAAATAAAATTGATTGAATGAGTCATCAATATCATCTGTATATGTAGCGTATGAAGTTGCCTTTAAAAAATTATTATCTGGATCAACTGCGGTTAATACGGCAGGCGTGCCGCCAATGGCTGTTGGGTCGTCTGTTAAATCCGGATCAATAGGTACAAATGATGCTTCTGGGTTAGACCCATCATTCAAAACTGGCCTATCTTTAGAAAAATTAGTCATATTAGCCAATAAAACACTATCATCTCTATATAATGTTTTATTTTCCAATAAAGAAAAATCTGCCCATGAATTTCTAGTTCCTACAGTAACACCATCTAAATTAAAAAGTTGAAATTCTTTTAACGTGTCACTGTTTTTGACAATATGAAATCTTCTGGATCCATCATTGTCAATAACAAAAAGTACTGTATCATTAGAAAAAGGTACTATATCTCTTCGATTGGTTGCAACAACAAATCTATAATAATCTGTTATATCACCCCCAGAAGTAGCAACAGTATTATTTCCCGTATATAAAACATCTTGAGCATTTTCAATATTATACTCTGTGATATTAACTTCTTCTCTAGTATTTAAATTATTTGCAAACAACCTAACATCAAGGTTAATGCCTGAACCTGCTAAATTATCTAAAATAGATCTAGCAGATTTAGCATCTTGTGATTCAAATAAATTTAAAGCTTCTACAAAACCTCTTGCCATTTTCTTATCCTAGTTTATATTGATTTGCCAACCAGCTATTTGTCTCAAGAATGTTAATTTATTAAAATATGTACTGTTCTGAGATATTTGGGTTTCATTAATTAACGGGTTACCTAATAAATCAACTTTAACACCTGATCTGTTATTATTATTGTAATTCGTTTCCATATCATCTAAAATTCTAAATGCATCTTGTAATGTTAAAGCGTTATTTGAGAGATTTAAATCTCTCAAATTTAAACAAGTTGCTAAAGAATTAGCTGTATAAGCATTGAATTGGTTTGCAGACATATTTAAATCTTTTAGGAAAATAGAAGATGAAAAACTAGGAATAGTTCCTCCTAAAAGGTTAGTAGAACAATTAAAATATTCAAGACTTGGCAAACTGAGTTCACCTAAAGAGGTAAATTTATTTTGGCTAATATCGAGTATTTTTAAATCATCTAAACTTGTTGCGGGAAAAGCTCCACTAAATAGATTATCTTGAATTTTAATTGTTACTGCATTTCCAATCTGATTTAAATCTACAGGCCCAGTCATATTTGTTCCGTATAATTCAAATGTTCTAAGCACATTGAAGTATTGCATATCCGGCATCTTTCCTTCAATAGTCCGTGTACCCCCAACAGAAAATGAATCTAGAGCAGGGAACATAGCAAATGCTTTAGATGACGCAGGAACTTCAAATGGTTCAAAAATAGGTTCCGCACCATCAAACTGCATTATATCTACGCTTGGCATGTAGGAATACGCCCCAGTATTAGATTCGAGATTTCCGTATCCTGCAGAAGTAATTTCATAGGTAAATGTTCGGCTGAGGTGACCTTTGTGCGCTAGGTAAGTAATTAAAGGACCACCCTCAACTTCTCTAAATTGCCAAAAGTATAAATCACTTGCAAAACCTTCACGTTGACCTGGATCTAGAGCATCGTCATCTTCAAACCCGATAGTGTCTAATAATGTCCCGTCACTTAGATATAACTCAACTGTTGAGCCGTAACCAGTAGTTGGTGTCGGACCGTAGTCCGAATACGATGTACTTGCCACCGCAATAACTGTATTTCCATCGTCTAACTGTGCAATAGCAGCAGCTCTTCCAAAATTTCTACTGTACACATCTTGGCTTAATCCCGAAGGTAAATTTGTAGATCCTGGGAATATTCTAGTTATGTCATCTGTAGATTTATTGATAACAAAAACAACACCCGAAAGTGTGTTTGCTCCAACAGTAGAACCTTGGGCACCCAAAACTATATAATCCTCACATTGTTTCATCGTTGTAAAGACTGTTCTGGGTGTCTCTGGATTAATATTTGTTTGATCTATTTCTGCTGAGGTTAGCACTCGCCCTCTATCAACAAACCCTTGCTCAGATCTAAATTTTCTAAGGATTCTGTCTCCATCATCCATTACCCAAATAAATTCATTATCGCAAATAACATCACTCCCGTAATGTGATGATCCAGATAATCCGCTAGGTTCTCTTAACCCATTTGGATTAGATGGAAGTTCAGTACCATTGCTTCTTCTATGGATTGAAACTGTTCCTGCCTGCGTAAATCTTGTTATAAATGCACCGGGAAATCCCACAAATACATAATCATCATTCATTGCAACACTGGCGCCAAATTCACTATGGCTAACTGAATATCCTCCAAAAAATCCTCTTTCGCCCCTTTCGGGTATATAAGATTCACTAACTTCTAATCTTCTAACCACCGCTCCGTTTGCGTTGTATAATACACAAGCGCCCTCAACATCATAATCCCAACCGTTTTGGCTCGAAAAGCCGCCACTTTGTGAATTTTGATAATAATCAGTTTCTTTGGATGTGATAGCAAATCTTCCTTGACTTGCATCATTAAAGAAATCACCTTTAACGTTAGTAGCCACATCAGTGAAATCTTGAACAGCACCTACACCTATACTCAATGTGGAAGCAAAGTTATTATCTGTTATAGTTGTGAAAGAATCATTTTCGGCTGCCGAAGGTACAGATAAAAATAAAGGATAAACGGTAGGATTTAGTGCCTTAATGTATGTAACTTGGTCTCTAGAGCCATTTATATAAGCGACTGAACTATAAAACGCTTCTCCAAAATCAGTAACAATAGGATCTTCATCATTTCCAAAAAAGTTATTTGCGGTGTCAACCGTTGTATTAAATGTACCACCACTAAGTTTAAAAGTAGCTAAACTTGATGCGAGATTTGAAACAATCTCTTGATACTCTGCGCCTTCTGTTGCAAACGCTCCAGCCAGCTCTAATTCAATTTTACGCTTGCCGGCAGCTGCTAATGGTTGAAATGTTCCGTTTATTCTTGTGTTTGATAAATTTAATTCTTCTAAACTAGGACATCCTTTAAAGGCTAAGTCAAACCTGCCCGTCACATAAGAATCCGAAAAATCTACAAACCTTAAAGAACGGCAACCTTCAAAATATCCATGTGTATTAGAACCATATATATTTGCTTCACCTATGTTTACAGTTGCACCGTTGAAATTTTGATTATGCGAATATTCAACGAGTTTTTGTGAAGAAAGCGTAGAAAGGGCATTGTTACCTGATGCCGGACCACCGAAACAGATAGGTTCAACACTATTTTGATCTAAAATAACAGTAGTAATTTCAACATCCACAGGATTACCTACAATAAATGGATCGTTTTCAATTACTTCACCTTCTTCTTTCATTGACCTTATATTATTATTAAAAAGATCTATTATCTGGATAGATTTACCCGTTTCTAACAACGAAGTGCTTAAAAATCTATAACTTTGATCTTGAACTCTGTAATTTAATAAAGAACTATTAATTTTAGGTGTAACACCTGCATATGTATTTCTTCTAATATTACCTCTACTCCAAGAAGAGTTAAATTTAAAATCTATTAATTGTTGATAACCTGATAAATCTATATCACCTGAATTTGTAAATGTGCCTGAAATATCTAAAAAAATTAGATTTGAAGCACCTAAAGAATTTATCTGAGTATTTGCATCAGGTGTATTAGATAAAGGATTACCGGCAAAAATTAAGGTATTTAAATTGGGAGTTCTAGCCGATAAGGGCGGATTATCCGGAACATTTTGAAAATTATTTTGAGTTAAGTCAAGATAGTTTAAATTAGGCAAAGTTGCTTTGGGAAAACTAGAAATATTTAAGTTCTTTAATGTAAAATTAAAGAAGGCATCAGGTCTTGCATAGAAGTCAAGACGTTTAGATCCGTTAGTCGTAAAATTAAATTCTTGTTCAAATACTGTTTCGGGCAAATCTCTAAATATATATTCTATGGCCGGATCAAATGAATTATCCAAAATAACTAATGTAGGTTTAACACCTGCTGTTGTTTGAAAAGTTAATTCCGAATTTCTGAAAAATGCATCAAAAGATAAAGGAATATTTTGCATTGCATAGAAGAAATACGGTTGCCCATTTATAGATAATTGTACTTGAGTTGTTGGTTCTTCAGCATCAAATCTTTTTTCTGTTATAGGGCCTTTGAATACAAGAGAATCTGTAAAAATATAAGAATCGTTAGGATCTGCATTTAGACCCGTACCAGGATCTACAGGATTAATAGAAAGCTCTGCTCCATAAAAAATAGTGTTACTTGTATCGCTGTTTATCGATGACCAAGATGATACACGGCTTGTTGAAATGTCTGCCTGCACTGTTTCATAATAAGGAGAGGATTCACCGTATTGGAGGAAATTATATTTAATTGCTGAAGCACGAACCTGACTGTTGACAATGACATTTGAATCATAGGCAGGTTGATAGATATCAACTAAACTTCCTGCTTTTGATGCCATTTCAAAAGCGGATCTATATGCAGAATATGTTGCTTTTTCCTGGTCATCATTTAAATTACCCAACAAGTGTAATTCTTGTGTTGTTATTTCTTCAGACAAACCTCTAATTTTGTTTAGGTCACTAATATTTAAACCTAAGTTAATTAGAGAGTCAGCAAGGTTATCAACATCACCTAAATATAGGAAAACATTTAATCCTCTAAAGATTGCCATTTACTGTTCCCTTGTTGTAATTGTAAATTGCATTTCACCAAAATTTGTTGGACTTTCTGGCAATGCTGTTGCTTTAAAATATATAGCTCTATTGTTATACAAACCTATGCTAATTTTATTTCTATCAAAATTAAAAATATTCGATAAATCAATTTCTTCATTTTGATTACCGGGTACAAAGAAAGAATAAATTGTCTTACCGTCTCTAATTGGGTTTAAAGCTGCTGTATCATAACCAATACCCGATAGTCTATTTTGTGAAATAAACGATGATGGAGGAAATACTGCAGATACACCTGTGTCTGCACTTTCAGTCGCATCAAATCCTATTCCTGTTCCAGCAAAAGTTGGAACATGTGTTACACTCCCATTTACATTTATTTGTTCAACTATGATATTATTTATTTCAGCATTACTTCTCATTCCTATAAACAAATGTAATGGATCCTGTCTAAACGGTAATACCCTTTTTAAAGGCCCAAAGTTTCTCGGATCATCTGGACCCGATTTAGTCAGTTTATAATCGTCTGATAATGTAAATTCTCTAACCAAAATTTCAGTGATTGTAGATGGGTCAATGTTAGGTGGATTACCGCTATTATCATTTATAACGTAAACAACATTTTTAGGTAGTCCTAAAACTGTTTGTATTCTAGGAATTGTTGTAAATTTAAATGTTGTTTCATTATCGTTTGCCCCAAATGTAGAATAATTTAAATCAATTTCATTTATGGGAGGTGCATCACCTTCAAAAACAACTAGGTAATCACCACCGGATACGTCAGGGGTATCTAATTCAATAATTTGTTCTACAGCGTAGGTGTTAATGTCTATTTTACCCTTTAGACAACTTAACAATCCAGTAAAGTTTCCTTTAGGTAATTCATCACCTCTTATTCGGTCATCCTGCTCTAATCTATATCCGCCCGAAAAATCTGTTTCACCGGATTCAGCATTTGTTGTTAACTCATAACCATTTTCTCGGTTTGTAAATTCTCCATAAAGCTCGGTGTTATAATCAAAGTATACTTCACCTACAGGTGGTAAAGTTTGATAGAACCTTTCTCCTCCAAATTGTAAATATGTTTCACCTACAGGTACCTCAGGAGTTTTAGTTGTAAATCCTAATAAGAAATCATTAAATCTTCCATTTGTAACATTTCTGTCAATAGGGTTTAAAAAATGAACTTTAAATTCATTAGAAGTAATTTCTGTTGTATCGCCAACAAACGTACTGTAGTTATGAATTTCTGCATCAAATCTAGAACTCGGCAATGCAGTGAGAATGGAACCGTTATCTCTCCTTGTTTTGAAAGGAACGGGTAATCTAGTTTCAGTAATTTCATAATTAGATCTTCTGTATATTTTAGAAAATCCATCATCTGCCGGATCAAAATTTGCATATATGTTATACAAACCATCTCCAACTATTTTAGAATTTACGTCTAAAATATCAAAAGAATTCTGAGATGTGCTAGTTAATAATATACCTGTATTATCGTCTACAATATTAAAACTTATATTTTTATTTTGGTTGAATGTGCATCTTAATGAAATTGATTTAGAGCCATGTTGACCATCGGGTGAAACATTAACCTCTTCAATGTCAATTCTTGTATCTTTACTAGAAAACACAGAAATAGTTTGCGGAAATGCTGACTTTAAATTAATATTGCCATCAAACGGATTATTTTCATCATCTAATCCCGTTGAATTTACAATTTTATTTTTAGGGTGTATACCGACAATAGGTGTTTTTACATTAAATGGTTTTGTTGGGGATTGTAAACTGGTAAATGTTGTTGTGCCTTCATCGCCACCATCAATATAATAAGATGCACCATATTTGTAAATGTAGATAGGTTCAAATAAATTCGAAGTATTTTTATTATATACCATATATCTAAATTTAAAATCTGGGTTTTGTAAAACAGGAACTTCCATCTGATTTTCAATAATCATTGTGTGGAGCCTGACCCATCTTGCTTCTCCGGCGCCAACAGGTACGTATGCATAAAATCTTGCACCAATCGCACCATACCAAGAGTATTCAATTTTATACATTGTAACTTTTTCAAAATCTATAATGTATCCAGATGGCCCCGAGCCATCTAACGGATCACCATTCCATTTAGATCTTGGAATTTTTAATTCGTGCATAGGCACTGAATTATCTTTACCTGGAGGAAGTACCTTTGTTGGTTGTGAATTTTCATCAACGCTCATATATAAACTATACGGCGCTAAGTCGTATCTATCTTCAACAAGATTTATTGGTCTCTGTACTGTAGACCTTACAATGATACTCCATTGTGTCCCTGCAACTTGAAACATATACTGATCTGTGGGATTAGCGGCGCCCCATTCAACGAGATCGTTTGTTGAACCAGGGTTGTTTCTCAATCGTAAACCGAATGTAAATCCGGAAATACGACCAGGCTGATATCTAAATGTTTCTTTACTTTCTAAAATACCTATAGATTCATTTTCTGCCGAATCTCCAGGTCTTGTATATTCTGGGTCACAATATCCCACAATAAAATCATAATTACCTGCATAATCATTTGTACTGTCAAATATAATTTGCTCGGGTAATTGAGTAGGTGAAGGAGGAACATTAAATATCGGATATGTTTCTGTGCCAGCTCTAATTTTTTCATAAAACACAGTCCAGTTTTCAATAGCATCCATTGCATCTTGCACAGTTGAATTTTCTGTACCTGATCTGTATTCAATTTCATAATATAGCTGCTCATTATAAAATCCTGCAGCACCACCGCCTAATCGTAACCACGAATTAACAACTCCTGGCGTCCCTCTTTTTACTCCTATAATAGGTATCTCATCACCATCTTGAGTCATTATTCTTACGTAAGGTGGAATGAAATTTTTTCTAGCAAATTCTCTTCCTTGAGCATCTGCATTTTGCCATATTTCATACATCCATCTACCTAAGGCAATAAACCTTATATACTTGTAGAAATTATTTGTTAATTCACCGTTGGTGTATGTAGGCCCAAATGGAAAGGTATATTGTGTTGGGAATGATTTAAAATACAGAGCCTGTTCAGTAGTTCCTTCATAGAACTCCGCAGCAGCTCTTTTACCAAAGATTGGATGCTGTCTGTTGTACCACTCATACGGTTCATTGTTAGGAGCAACTGTATAAAAATTCCAATTATCTTTATCAATTCCATATGATGATACATCGGAGAACAAAGAAAGTTGCTCTTCGGCACGAGGAATACCTAATAAACTAACCGATACTTCAGAAAAATCGCTAAATTCTTCTTCTATAGGGGCAGGCGCCCCTGTTTCCTGGTTAACAATAACCGACATTGCGTTAGCTCTTCTGTTATAACTATCTAATGTTGTTATAACAGAAGTTATCAGCCTATTGCCTGCAACGTCAGTTAATGGTAACCCTTGAATATCAACTAATTCTGGAAAAGTTTCAATTAAAGGGGCAGGTATCTTATCGAATCCAACCTTGACTTGTTTTGTCATTTATTGCTCTTCCCATGTTATCCCTACTGCAATTGGATCAGTGTTTTCTCCGACAAGCGTATCACTATCAACAGCAATATATAAAGATTCAACTTCATCAGTTAACGGGTAAGACAAATATTCTTTATTATAATCAAAATACGTATTCAATTCTATTTGTTCAGTACCTTGTGTCAAATATAATGTTGCAACAGATGTTCCTGTACCAGGTATTGGTAATACAGGATTATTAACAACATTAATAGATGTTAAACTGTCTTGAGAAGGCAAAATAGTCCTTGTTTCATCCGAATATGTAATCACATTAACATCGCCAGTTACTGTATTTGCTTGATAAGCAAATCTATCATCAGGTAAGAATTCACCTGTTTTTAATGTAACAGTATCTGTAAATGTATCAAACATATCGAAATAATATGAATTAGCTAACTTATATAACCTACCAAATACTGTGACTTCTTCACCTAAAACTCTTGCTTGGAACCATCCATATTTTTCAGCATTATTTAATAAGAATGGATCGGGAGCAGCGGATTCAGTTACTGTTAATGGCAGTCCCTCAGCGGATATAGTATATTCTGCTGAAAGATTTAGAGTACCATCTATCACATCTTCTGTTTGAAATACTGGTGTCTTTTTCATTCTCATTCTTACAGGGTTATTTCCTAAATTCGCTGTTGATAATTTTGTAGGATAAACCTGTACACGGTTTCTTACTCCAGAAGAATTTACGGCAGATACAATAACATCTTTTGTTTCTAATCCGTATGCTGTAGGAGCTCTATCTGTTACAAGTGTTATACCTTGACCTACAGGCTGTCTTGTGAACTCAACGAAATTTCCATTAACCCAATTAACTTTGATGCCCTGGTCTCTCGCATCACCAGTCTGTAATTCCGCACCCATAAAGAATGTTTTATTGCTTGGAATTGGAACTCCATCTGTAGTGGTCAACTCAGTTATTTCATATTGTCTTGAGGCAGCAGCGCCTGTGGTTGTTATTTGCCACTTTTTACCTACTGCATCAACTGTTGTGTTGTTATTATGAGAATATAACCTGACTGTACCACGGTCACCGCCATCAATATAATACGATGCACCATACTTGACAATATGATGAGAGGCATTACCATAATTGTATGTATCAGTTTGATATTCTAAATCACCACCCGTTATTTCAGAACCCCCACCCCATACATTGTATGTAATAGGTAATGTTGCGTTACCTAAAGATGCAATTTTTAATTGGTTAGAAGCTCTTAAATGGTGTACACGAACCCATCTTGCTTCACCGTTATCAATGGGAACATACGCTAAGAATAATGCACCAACCGCACCGTACCATGAGAACTCAACCTTAAGCATGGTAACTTTTGTGAAGTCAAAGTTATATAGTGATATTGCATCTTCCCATAGTCCATCTTGATCTTGAACATTAGCGCCGGGTCTAACAATACCTGTAGGTCCTGTTGCTACATCAGAATAAACTCGCTTACTAACTTTGCCATCTAACTTATCATGCGAGAATCTAGATCTAGGAACACGATATTCGTACACACCCCAATACTCTGGATTAACATTATTCTTAATCCAGTTAATATATTCTATATTAAAGTTAATATTGTCATATTGTCTTCTTATTTCTGACAAATTTGCATTGACATTAGAATCTAATGATGTGTCGATATATCCTAAGTATACAGCTTCAGCATCATCTAATTGAATATTAGATGAATACTTTAGAGGGAATTGCATACCTTTAATAAACGGATCTGAATCATCATCATAATTTGTAGATATATTTACTCCATCAATATTGGTAATTGTACCTGCTTCTCTTGTATCAAATCTGTAATATTGTGGATCATAAACCTCTGGAACTTCAAAAGGAGTCACCAACTCAAAGTATACGTAATTATCACCATCATCATTTGTTTGTGGTGTAAAGTCTTCTCCTGTATCCGGATCAATTGTAAAAACTTTTTGACCTTCAGGATTGTTAGAATATTTGTATGCTCTAATAGTAAATTGATTACCTTTTGCACCAATTACTCTATCAACTGTAAATATTGCTCCATTTTGCCATCCTCCAACAGATTCACCCGATGTTCCTGTAACAACAGGCCAATCTTGACCATTACCTGTATACATTCTTACTTTTTGACCGAATGTAACGATTCCTTTTGTTAAAGTAAATACAGTTTGATATCCATCAAGTCGTGCATTGTTCATATCGTAATCATCGGGTCCAGGACCAGCCGTACCATCATTATTAAAATCAATAAATTCAAATCTTGTATGAGCTTTAATTTTTTCAATCGGTTTAAGCAAAGATGGATCATTAACAGCGGCATGGATCATAGGCAACCCATCTCTAAATGCAACTAAGTTAGCAGCAAATCCACGAGTACCGTATTCTACTGCAATAGTTGATTCAGAGTTAAAGTTTTCGATTAGATCACCAGCAAGCGATATGATTTTACTTTCAATTGGATTTGAAGTATTCATATTAAAAGGTGCTTCTTTTAAATCTTCGAGAATCATATCTCTTAGGTGTGTATGCCTTGATCTTTCGGATACTTGTGAGTTTCCGTCTTGACTTTGACTATAAATTGATTGTCCATCACCCTTATAATACATTGACATATTATATTTTGTTTCGGCATTTCCTCCGCCAACAATATCATTTTTATATCCATCAATCACATATAACAAATCTCTAGCACACTTATATTTGATATTTTCGTAAAATCTGTTAAGTTCTAATGCCATCGTAGCACTCACATCAGTTCCATACAATTGAGTGAGTGGAGGGACATATCCTGGAATAACTTGATTTACCATAAAATCAAGACCATCGCCTGGCCCGTTAATAGGATTGTATCTATAATTTACTGCGTTTGATGTGCTATGTATAGCTGTATTCGAATAAGGAATAGTTGCACCTGCATCGACATCACCAGCGCTATAACTAGATACAAAATAAGACCAATAATATTTTCTGGCATCAAAAATAGTATCTATTCTTTCTTTATTGCCCCAGTCAACTGTAGCACAAAGAGTTTGCCAGTATGTCTTAACAGAAGCAGTGTTTTGACTGAAAAGATCTAGTGTAATATCTGTTAAGGTATCTAACTTGTTATATGCTCCACTACCTATTGAAAACTCAGCAAGAATTAAATCCTTTACAAATGAATATAAGAATTTTTCTCTTTCTGGGTTAGGCAATAAAGCGGTTCTATAGTTTTTACTGTTTAATCTTGTGTGAGCATCTCCTCCCCATTCAAGATCCATCATATACATTTCAATTGCAAATTGTACATCTCTATGACATTTATCTCTAAAGACAAACATATCTCTGTCTTCATATTGTGTCACAGCATTTTGGCCACCATATTGTGTATTAAAGTTATCACCATTAGTGTCTGTCCATGTAGTATTTGCGAGAGCTTGTTCAAATGCTGATTCCGCAATTGCAATTTTTTTATCGGTTAGTATATCTCTTTCTCTAACAAACAAATTACCTTTCGGAATTTTAAATCCTTTTCCGCAAGCTCTATAATCATCCGTTTGCTGTTTTGTAATAAATTGTTCATCATTAAAGTTTGTAGCTTTCCTAATTCCTTGCCCGACATTACCAAAGGGTGAATTTGGAAAATTTAACAACGATTGTGTTCTACGAACAACATTAAAGTTATCACCTTCACCAGATTGACGATGCTCCCAATAATACCCATCAAAATTATCAAAAATTCCGTATTTACGTATAGCGGGATTAGGTGCAAAATCTGCAGTTGATACTGTTGCTTTAACACCAAATGTTGCTGCTGAAACACGACCTGGTTGATATCTAAAGAAACGCTTTGACGTTAAAATAGCATTTTTATCTCTAACTGCTTCAACTAATGCGCCAGCTTCATTAGGTAAGTGTTTAATACCTAATCCTGGAGTATATATAGGTGGCTGAGAAGACCATTCTGATGGGTTAACATCATAGGTGTTAACATCAGCAAAAATACCTAATGCAACTTCAGCACGTGGAATGCCCAAGAGTGAAAGTGATACTTCCGACTGTACTTTGTTTTGCTCCTCAACAGGAATTGGTTGTTGATCTGAAGCAAGTACAACAGGAATGGATCTCGATGCAGGCTGTTGTCCTGGTGATACAGGAGTTGTACGACCAACGTTTACAACACTGCTATTTGAATTAATTCTAGTTGACATAACTTATTCTATCCTTCCCGCTGCAATAACAACATCCTTTCTGGACATTAATTTACCCCCGTAACCACCAACTGCTGTTTGTCCTTGTACTGGGTCAATATAATTTGCCCACTTCCATCTAATTACCACTTCTAAAATGTTATTTGGTAACTCATTACTATTTATAATTTCTCCAAAACCTTCTGGAATATGTTCAATGTTTCCTGGGCCAACGTAAGTGGTACCTGCACTAAATCCCAAGTGGGCATTTAATCCACCTGATTGAGGTGTGACAATTTGTGTATTCGATACAGATTCATAATTTTGTAATCTAATTGTATAATCCGAATAATATACACCCGATCCAACAGGATATTCATACGGAACAGTCCATTGTCCTCTACCTGCTTGGTCAGATGTATTAATAATGTTAGATGTTTCTACGAATTTAAATATTGAAGAAAGCCATCCTAATCCAATATGGTTAGCGTTACCGTTAACAGTTCTTCCTGCACCAACTGGAATGACATTATCTGTATTTCTCATAAATTCTTGTGCATACACACCGCCGACCGCTTTAACAGAAAATACTGCTCCTGCTCCCGCCCCGGTTGTATTCCATCCGCTAAAAGAAGTGAGATTTTCATATGTCTTAGATTGGATAATTGATTGTTGTTGACTTGCAACCTCAAATGCTTCAATTGATCCAGTTGCAACGTTAGCAACTAGTACATTTAAAGTTATGTCATTAGATCCTGTATTGCCACCCAAGAAGTTTCCTTCAATCGTAATAATATCACCGTTTACAAAATCTTGACCAGGATTTGTCATCAATACATCTGTGTATCTTCCGGAGTTAGACCTTAACCTTTCAACAGAATCTGAAGAAATTGTAAATGCAAATCCTCCTTCAGATAAAGGAGATGCTGTTGACGGATCTCTATTGATAGCGAAATAATCTTCAGCATTATCGATGAATACCCATTCTGTTTCTGTACCTGTTAACGGATCTTTCGCAATACCGTATGCCTGATATGATAGTGTAGAACCTGTTAAGTCAAAATTTTCACCATTTTCTTGATAAACAAACTTATCAGATTCAAATAATGTGAATCCGCCTGCAATTGTACTATTACTTAGATCAATATTGATTTGGTCATATTGTGAATTAAATGCATCTGGGTTAGGTAAAAATTCTCCTGCAGGTCCGATAAGAATATTTGGCTCTGCGACTAAGAATCTAGATCCATAAGTCAATAACCCAGATCCGCATGCCACAATAATATTACCAGAAATAACACCTTTATCGGTAACAGAAGTGTTTACATTATCTGTAAAGTTTTCAAATCTATTCGATACAATTGATGTATTTTCTCCGCCTTGCAATTGCAAAGGTGAGAATAAGTTTCTATCTGTTAATCCAGAATCCTTTACCTCAGATGCAAAAATTTTAAAATTAGATCCGTTGTTTGCATAGATGCCGCCACCAATCATTGAGTTCACACGCACCTTATCAATAAGAATTGAGTCTGAGCCCTCACCAAAATCTAATGCATAGTTTTTTGCATCATCATTTACATCATTGAAAAGAATTTGATTGACTGCATTACCTTGTATATCAAAACCTACAAAAGATATATTCCTAGGAGTTCCTGAAGATGCTCTTAATATTTTATTAGATGGATTATCACCATAACCCGACCAAGGCATTTTCGTTATACTTGTATTATACGCAAATCCATTAATACCAAAATCGTTAGGTATTGTCAATCCGGATACAATATAATTCTTAGGGTTTAACTGAACGGCTTTTCTTCCGTTTGTTGCATTGAAGTTAATTGCTTGTTGAATTTTAGTTGTATCATTGTGACAAATCCAGCATCCGTCCGATTCACCTTGAACAACATCATCTAGGTATAAATCAATATATTCACTTTGTTCAAAATTGTTTGGGTTTTGATATCTAACTTCGGTTATAGTTCTATCTATCCAACCCTTTCTTGGCGAAGAAGGCTCTGATTTAGGTCTAAATAAAACTGTTTCTTCTGGAAGATACTTATTAGCCGTACCGCCTGTTACTAATTGGAACTTTTTATTATATGTAAGGATATCATCTGAATAATAATCAATCCATGCACCTAGAGCAATTTCCCTTGGACCTAATACAGCAACTAATTCATGTGAACCCGAAGCATTAGCAATATCGTTATTTGCATTTTCCCAGGCACCTAAGAATCTTCTGTAAATTAAAAGACCTCTATCGCCACCTTCAGGTAATCCTGTAAAGTTTAATTGAATAAAGTTTTCAACACTAAATGCATCTAGGAATCTTTGAGCATCATATTCAGTAAATTCTGGATCCAGTTCATCAATAAATTCCGGTACACCAATGTATACTTCAACAGGTGATGATCCGACTGCGGATTGTCCTGTCTCTAAACTCCATTCAGCAACTCGATACGAGAAACCTAAATGTGGTCTGTCAGGTCCCAGGTCATTAGTTCTTTGTTCTGTTCTAAATCCTATCACTAAAGGATTTATATCTGCTGTACCTGTAATGGATTGTGAAGCGTTTCCGTCTGCTCCAAAAATTCTAATGTTCTGATCTTTTCTATAACCTAAGAATCTTTCGTTTTGGCTTGTTCTTTCAGCGCCTGCACCACCAGGAATAGTACCAATTCGATTAATTCTAATTACATTTGTTTCTGATTCAACAACGCTAGGTAAAATAAATTGACCAATAGTATCGGTATAAGAATCTTTAACATTACCTTCATCGAATGTTGCAGCAAATGAATTATAAAATCTACCAAAATTATCATCAAAAAATGTTTCTACACGGTTATCGGTGTAATATAGATTATCGCCTTCTTTTAGTGCGGTTGTATCAATAATCTGACCGTCTGATATCACTCCATTTTGTTTTGGTTGGTATACTAATTCGACACCAGCTTCAGTTAATGTGTTAACCCTAAACCGTACAAATCCTCCCGAATCCTGTTCATCAAAGTTATTAAGTTGATGAACGTCTGTAGGAATAAATGGAGTGTTTACATGGTTATTATAGTTTAAAAGAAATGCTAAATCTACAGGTGTAATAATTCCTGTATTAGCATCTAAACTTTGAATTGTAGTAGCTTGTAATTCGTTTAATCCTGTAACAGGATCTCTATAATCATTTACAGCGTTTACGATTAAATCAGCATTTTCACTAAATGTAGCTTGGTCAACAATGATGTTTTTTAAACTACCAAATGTAATACCGGACGTTACGCCTTCGCTAAAATCAGCTACCGCAAAGACATCTGTGTTAGCAAGAGCGGTTAACCTGGGTTGTAGTTCAGTAATTTTTATTGACATTTAATGAATATCCTAAAATATTATTGTTTGTTTTATTTATATTGCTTGCGGATCAAATTCAGCAGTTTCCCACCAATCACCCCAAACATTATCGCCTAAAGGTTTTAATCTTTTTCTTATTTGAAATGTTGATCTAAGGTAATTCACCTCAGATGTTGTAGCATCAGAAACAGATTGCTCAACATTATTACCTGACACATTTTCTTTATATGTGTTAGATCTATTATAAACTTTATAAGTCTTTTCCGGAACAACAGTTTCTACGCTATGTGTTATAGTAGAAATTCCTTTAGGAAAAATTCTAGACATTAAACCTAACTCATTCACTCTTTCTTCTTTAGTTTGAATCCAAACAATTTGTCTATTAGAAATGTAATCATCAACAGTTTCTTTAATATATGTATAACAATCATCTAATGAGGTAAAATTTCTAGATATTACTGTATCATCAGTTTCTGCAGTCATTCCTGGATGATTTACGATGTACTCCCCAGCATCTTCTATATTTTCTTTTCCAAAAATTAATCGTAAATACTGAACGTTAGATAAATATCCTAACATTCCCTGTCTCCAGAATTGAGGAATTGAGTGATCTGTGTGTAATAAGTGCAAGTGTTGTTCCGGATCTTGGCTTCTTGGGTCACCTAGTTCTGGATGGTTTTTAAAATATTCGACCAAAAATTTTCTGGACTCAACACACCCATCACCTTGAACTTCAGCATCAGGTACAGTTACACTAAATAACTCAATCATGCGCTGCATTTTAATTAAATCAATTCTATATTTGCTCATAGTTCAGATCCTAATCTTACTCCGCCAATATCAACGACTTGAACATTTGCATCCGTTCCGGAAACTCTAACTGCCTGTCCTCCGGCGCCGCCCCTGCCGCCGCCAGATCTGGTACTATCACCTCCCGGTTGGCCCCAGCCGCCACCACCACCAGTTTCACTACCATTAGAGCCATCGCCGCCCCAGGCTCCTCCGTTTCCGCCACCATTATTGTCACCGGTGCCTCCTGTTGCGGTTTGTCTCCAGTCACGGCCTCCGCCACCGCCACCACCGTATAGTGTAGAAGCTTTGGTTCTTGTGCGTCTTCCGCCACCGCCGCCGCCAGCAAATCCGCCAGCTCCCGGTTCGTTACCGCCACCATTAGCGCCTCTTAGAATATTTGCATCGTTTCCTTCATTACCAGATATAGCTCCTGCACCGGTACCCGTGCCGCCTGCTCCGTTATATGCTCTTCCGTTTCCACCGCCAGCGGCACCGCCGCCGCCTCCGCCAGAGCCAACATCGGATCCGCCACCGCCGCCTCCGCCAGCTAAAATAAACCCTGCATTAAGAACTCGGACTAAAGGTAAAACACTATCTGGATCATTGACGTTTTGCCTACCTGCATTTACTTCTATAGCATCGCCGCCAACTTGACCGGATCCTCCATCACCTCCGCCTTGACCACCTTTTCCTAATATAATTCCTCTTGAATCAACTGTAATAGGGTTTACCCAAGCAGCTCCACCGTTGGGATTATTAGTGGCTTTATCTATTTTAATTGTAGGATTTTGTACTGATGTTCCATAGATAATTACATCTGCAGGTATGAGAATAACTAATTCACTAAATCCATTCCATCCTTGTGCAACTGCATTTGATAATAAATCATAGTTTGATGTTTGATAGGTTCTGTATGTTTGACCTCCAGCGGTTGTGAAAGTGTTAAAATCACTTGGACCAGGAAGTTGTCCATCAGGATATCCAATTGCCGCATCTTCAGGATTACCGCCAAAATACCATGTGTGTATATTTTCTGCCCCATAGAAATCACTTAATGAAATAGGGGAACCTTTTGAAGGTATATCTCTGTCAGCTGAAAAAAATTCTGAAATAGCAGTAAACCCTACATCATTAAATTCGGCCCTCACATCACCCAGAGAAATAGGTACGCCATTTCCTTGAAGAATACTAGTTTGAATATTATCAGTACTAGTATTAGATGAACCAACAATAAAATCCGTATTAGCCATTACTTTGTTCTTTTTAATTCTTCAATTTCTTGTTTTAACTCTTTAATTGCTTCTACTAAAAGTCCAACAACGTTGCCGTATCTAATAGCTTTCATTTCATCTGGGGTTTCATAAACTGCTTCAGGCAAAACTTTTTCTAATTCTTGAGCTATAAGACCTGTTGTTCTTATTTCAGGTTTATCTTTATAATTAAATGTAATACCCTGTAAGGTTGAAACCTTATCCAATGCGTTAGGTATAACATCAATATTTTCTTTTAATCGAATATCTGAAGCATCCGTGAAAGCCGTAACATCGCCGTCTGCATAGATAGAGCCATCAGACATATCGAAATATACTTTTGTAGTATCAATTCCTAATGCAGCGTCAAGATATTTAAAATTAAAGAAATTAGGAACAGAAAAATTCATTTGACCGTAAGTCTGTCTAACAATAAAGTTTTGACTCAGTCGGTTGTATTGCATTTTAACAGCATCTTCTCCTGCTGCCTCTGTCCAATTAGATCCAAAAATTAACTGTGTATCATCACGTAAAGCCATTCCACCCTGTACGATTTCTGATACAAAATATTCACCAGCATTGTCTGGATTTTCTGTAGGTTCTGTTCTAACGTATCGTGTGTCGCCATCAGATATAGATGTAAAGTTATTATCAATTTCAGTTCGTGTGTAATACCTTGTATCGTGGAAGTGAGAATCATCTCGAACTTTTAAGAATGCCTTAATGTCACCTGATCCATCTATAATCATTTCACCTGAAACATGACCTTGGGTTCCGACTGAAATAGGTCCTTGGTCATCATCTGTTAATAATTTAAAGTCATCTGAAAATTGTATAGTTCTTGCTGTCTTCCATCTGTCGGCTGTACCAACATTTGAAAATCTTATTTCTTCTGGGAAAAGCGCATCATCAAAAAGAATATTAGTACCTGTAACGATACCAGGATTTGCATTTCCTGTTAGTACATTTCTAGAATTTGATCTTTGAATTATAAGTTTTGTCGTAATAGGATCTACACCCACATCACCTGGATAGTACCCTGTAAATACTAATGACTCGCTGTCAACACCAGTTCCTATTGAAAATGTTTCATCAGCAGTTGTTTCACCAAATCTAAACTGTATTGCATTTTCTATGCCACCTTCAGGTACAAATATTTCTTGCATGTATGTTCTAAATACAGGGGAAGAAGCTAGAGTTCCGACTGTAATTCTATTTGTTGCACCATCTAAAGGATATAATTCGTCAGAATATAACCCACCAGTTGTTTTTATATCACTATCAATATATAACTGTGCGTCATTATTTGCGCTAGGACCACCTAGCGTAGCAACATTTGAAAGTGACGTAATAATTTCGTTTGTACGATTTTTCCACGTATCAAACGTATTTGTATTTACTACTGCTTGTAAATTTCTAATTGTCATTTTGTTCTAGCTTCCGTAATTTATTAGATAGTTCAAGCACACATTCTTCGAGTTGTGCTACACGTTTAGTTAAATTTTCAACCATATTAACATTTTTATTTCTTAACTTAGCAGCTTTATATTCGGCATAATCGTTTGCGACTAAGGCTTTACTATTTGTTCTTGTTAACTTTTCCATTATGTTAATGCAATAGCTCTATAATCATATACGTGGCAGAATAGATTCTTTCCTCTTGTAATATTAAACAAATCAAATTCATTTAATTCAAGATCAGTTGCGTGTCTCATAACGATCTTCAATTGGAAAGAAGTATATTCATTAGGTATAGGATTACCTAAGTCATCTAAATCATCACCGAACTCATTTTCTAATGTGTATGTAAACTCTCTATAGTCAGTAATATTAGATGTTGTTGAATATAAATCTGGACTTCCATTAGCAAGTTTTACCCAGTCAGAATATTCTTCAACATTTGTTGGGTAAACAAATCTAGAGTATACATCAATAATTGTACCAGCTGGACGATACGCCGCTAAGATAACTTTGAGTCCTTGAGCTTCCATTTCAGGTTGTAATACAACTTCTTTAGATACATATTTAGAAGAACTTAATTCCGATTGGCCAATATCATATTCGTAGCATTGAAGCAGCGATAAGTTATTGTCAATTGTTGGTGTAACTAATCTGAAGTTTTGGTTAGTTAAGTTTAATCTAAATCTAAATCTGTCAGGCGACCCACTGCCATCAATAGCAAAGATTTTTGATTGCTTTGAAGGAATGAATCTTTGCTCAGAAGTCATATAAGCATTGTCAAAGAATGGAATGCTCTGTCCTTGAGTATCAAACGCAGATTGATAATCACCCTCATCTTGATGCAATGTCATATCCGTTCTTGTACGAATAGTGTTGGTTTGCATTATAAATGGCTGGAAATAAGAAACGGGTGCGTCAAAAATACCATCCTGTGCAATAGTAGCATATGCTCCAGAATCAGCACCCCTAATCACTTCGGTACCGTCTAATTCATATGCTAATAGAGGTATATTATTGTTCTCATCAAATCTAACTGAGCTTCCAGATAGATGTAATCTTCCATTGTTTCTAGGATCCCAGAAAGATACTTTACCACCAATACACAATGTTATTGTACACGCACCGACTTCCAATGGTGGCGGCTCATACAATCTAATCGTATACAGTCCATTATTTTCGTTAAGTTCAGCAACTCGACCTACAGAAAACTTACCCAAATTAGCCTGATTAACATGAATGATATCACCTTCAACTATTGCAAAGGTTGAACCAGCTGCTACAGTTAGTAATCCGTCAGATTGTAACGTGGCTGAATATACATCGTCTTGGAATACATAAGCGTATTCATCTTTTAAGAAATTGCCTGTTGGGTTTTCAACAGTTAAGAATTCCATATCATTAGGTATTAAATCTACATAAGATGCATCTGTTGAAAACGCTAACTTATAAAGTGTAAATTTCAAATCTTCGTTATCATATGGCTTCCAAGCGCTATTATTTGTTGATGAGAATAGCATTCCATCACCCCAATCCGAAGATACATTAAAGTCTTCATTTTGCAATTCGGGCTCACCTACAACAGCAGTAAATGCTAAATAATCTGGGTCATTCGCATCAGGTATTAAAACGATACAATATTCTGTACCTACTTTTAATTTAACCGGGTCATCAAATTGAATTGTGGTTGCGACAGAACTATCATCAGAAACATTAATATCCGCCCAATCAATATGCTTACTTCCAAAAGGAACAACTTTAGGACTAGGGTAACCATTTGCAGTTTCTCTAATCTGTACAGTTAATCCATTTCTTGCAGAAGCTTTTGATTTACGCTTCAAGTAAATATCCAAGTCCCTAGAGAAAATATATGATGCTTCTTCATCTTGCCCAGGCCTAACAATAAATGTTTGTGCTAGCGGATCAGGTCTCGGAATACGGATACGTCTTTCTCTTGTATCTGTCCACACATTTTCATCAATGTAAAAATCCGCTGTTCTAACGTCCGATGATATTCCTTGTCTGTTGACAGCAAAAGAGTAGGCACGATAAATTTCTGTTCCTGTAGAAGTTGAGCCAGATTCTATAGAAGAGAATTGGTCAACGTCTGCAATTTGAATTTGTGCTTCACCAACAAAGAACGTTTCTGGCGGTAATGCAAAAACAGCGTATAATTTACCAAAAGCATCTGTGCTTACAGCAGTACCCTTTTCACCTTTTCTAAATACATCGGAAGCTTTAACAGTTGTTAGATCTGCATTAACTGCTCCAGGATAAACATGTGAATTAATATCAACACCATCAAAATAAAAATAATGTCTTGTATTTGGTCTTAAACCCGATACAGCAATCTGTATATTTCTAGAATTCATGTATGGAGTAATTGAAAAATCAGTAACAAATGTTCCCAAATCTTGCTGAATGTTATAAACATCTGAAGTCAAGAAATCTGTTCTGAACGTATCGAGCATTGGCGTTACACGGAACCCGCCTTGATTCCTTGTCGGACCTACTGCTTGTGTATTTGTTCTAACTGTATTTGTTAGAGGAACATATCTTTGAATACCCTCAACTAAGTCAAGTAAAGGTGTTGCAAGATCAATATCTAGAGTGACACCGGGATCTGTTGTAACATCATACTCTGCATCAAACTTAGGATTAATAAGAACATTACCCTTGTATTCATAATAATTAGAAACTAGGTTTCTAAAACTTGTCGCATATTCTTGTTCAATTAATGTTTCAACACCTTGAACGCCTATAGTCGTAATATTATCAAAGTTTGTAATGTTACCAGGTCCGATACATTCCGGATCAACTTTTAAGTCTACAGGAAACTGTGTGACAAGAGGTGTTAATACTGTTGCACCTCTTTCAATTGAGGCTCTGTATTCATCATCTAATAAATCTGCAATATATAAATCTTTAAATTGATCTACGATAATTCCATTTTTAAATCTATTTAATCCATTAGCATCAGGTATAAACAAATCTTTTGTTTGTTGCTCTAATAAAGTTAAAGCTAATACATCAACAACATTATCTACACGTCTTTCAATTCCACGAATTGCTTCCATTGTATAATTTTTGACTGTGTTTGTTGTTGCCTGAACACTATTGACTCCATTAACACTTAAATCGTCACCAGGAATATAGATATCAGCCAATCCAAATATAGAACTATTTGTAATTTTACTAGGATTATCAGAAGGCTGACCTTGCATAATCGTAAAGTCACCTTGGTCGTTGATAGCAACTTTATCAAATCTAGGTAAGTAATATTTTAAATTTGCCGTAATAGCCGAATTATTAGATAAAGGTATAGGCGGTTGTACGGATGCTGCAGACAAGTCAGTATCAACCGTCACAGGATTTGAGGCCGATGTTGTATACGTGACTGCAGGTCTTTGATAAGGTCTAAAGTCATAGCAATTTGTAATTGCGTATGTTGTGCCATTTTTAGCTGTAAATGGTTTGACTAGTGTTAAATCAACTTGTGCGTAACTATCTGCTGTAAGAACTCCGGACAATCCAGTAAATGATCTTTTCAATGCAATCATATTAACTTTAAGACTGACTGAGTTTCCTCCGCCCGTTGCAACCGTTTCACCAGATTTCAACGTTAGATAAGATAAAGCATAATAACCATCTTTCTGATTGTTAACTAATCTAAATTTAGATGTAACATCTTCGTTAGTGTCAGTATCAACAATACTATTAATTTTAATAACGTTAGGTATACCTAAGTTAGCTCTATTTTTGTCAACTGCATATGTTGTATTAACCCAAACACTAACTTGTTGTAGAATATCTGGAGTTATTCCGTTTGTTGTTGCATCATAATAAATCTCAGAAATGTCTTGTGCATTTGCAGAATCAAATGTAACAACTATTTGTGCTAATCCAGAATTAATATCAGCACCTTGATTATATTGTGGAGAAATATCTACTGCACGAACCACTTGGTTTACGCTATCAACACCATATATGCCTGAACCTAATGGCGTAGTTGTAATATTACCTGAAGTGGTGGATGGAATAGTAACCTGGTTGTTTGCATTTACTGTTAATCCGCCAACACCAATTCTTTGATTGAACTTTCTTGTTAGGGTAATATTTTCAGTAGAAATCATACCCGTTCTTCCAGTATCAAATAATGCAGCTCCTAAATTAACTTGCTTTATTTGTCCATCTAATACAGGGGTTTCACCAATATGTGAGATTCTAGCTTGTTTGTAATCAGCGTCTTTTTCAACAGCGTAAATATAAATTTTACCTCGACCATTTTCTGGACCAGGTTCAATATTTCTAATCGAACATGCACCTATTCGTGTCTTTGCATCCGTTGGTCCCAATGTTGCATATAAAATATATCTGTCAACAAAATTGTGATTTTCTAGTATTGCAGGATTGCCGCCTTCTCTATTAGACATATCAAATTCTAAATAGGCACCGTATATAGCACCAATTGTTTGATTTTGTCTTGACCCCTCTAAAGTACTGGGGGTTAATTCCAATCTTCTATTATTTAAATTATTTACTTCATATCCAAATGCATATGCTTTACCTGGCCCAATAACTGCGTTTACAGTGCCATTTGTATCTTGTTCAACAGAAACTTTTAATCCGTTAACAACATAAGAACCTGATTCATCGAATGTTCTTTTTGCCAATTCCCTACCAACAGAGTTAAAAGCAGTCTCAGATCTAATGTAAATAGGTTTGCCACGTTCTAACCTAATTAAAGTAAAGAAGTTAATAGGTCTTGTATCAGTAGGATATGCAATAAGCACAGGTCTTAATTTTAATCTATCTGCGCCAGGAGCATTTAAATTATTAAAACCTTGTGCATTATCTAATAATGTAATATCAATAGCAGTGTCAACAATAGATTCTTCAATATCGAATCCTATTGATAAATTATCTGGAACATTATTATATTTTGAAACAATAATTAATTGTGGCTCTACATAATTGAAATGTCCACGCTGATAGATAATACCATCTGTTACTTGTACAGCGTATGAGAATCCTGCATAATTATTTGTTGAAGAAGCAGTAATTGTTTCAACAGTAGTCCCATCACTATCTTCAATTGAAAGCAACTCCCCTTGAATAAATTGCTTTACTTCTGGGTTATTAATATTAGGTTGTGCCGAAACTAAGTATCTAATAAAGAATGTTTTTAAATCAGGCTCTCTAGTTTGGAATCCATTTGCCGAGGCGACAATTTCAGCATACAACCCAGAAGATCTTCCTCTTAAATAAAACTTTGTATCTTCGTCAACAGGATTATAGATTGTCAAATCATCAAAATCAACCTGGTCATTAACCTTGATGTAGTTTAAATCGGAACGTACAGAAGGGTTTACGCCTTCAATAATAGTTCCTTCTTGATAAATGTTACTCCCAAATCTCTCAACTTGTGTCTGTAACATTGTCTGCAATTGTGTAAGCTCTCGAGCTTGAACCGCCCTTGCAGGCTTAAAAAGAACCCTTACATACTGCTTATCCGGATCGTAATCGTCAAAGTAAGGTGATATATTTAAATTAGTATTGATTCCCATTTAGCATTCTTTCCTTAAAAGTCAAAGACTAATTTTACTTTTTCTCTACGATCTTCTGTTCTCTCAATCGGATCGAAATTCACAAAATGTAAAACTTTACCTGAGTATGGTTTAAATTTTTCCGTCTCAACATTATTTATAATGAATGTTTCAACGTCCTGTGAGTCTGCATTTGCTTTAACAGAAATTTGTCCAGAAAATGCTTGAACAGGAGGCGTCTGTGTTAAATCTTCTACAATTTGAGCTGTAAAAGATTCACTATACGGACCCACTGTATCATATAACCAAACATAAGTTTTACCCTCTTGTGCATCATACATAACTTCATGTACATTTGCAGTAATTTCTTGTCCGTTTTTAATTTGTGACACAAAATAGTTTTGTACAAAATTAGCTTCTACATCTGCATTAAATGTTAACTTAACTCTATTATCAAATGTTTGAGGAGTTAATCCAGAATAAAACTCAGGATTTTTCACAAGAGCAACTTTAGTATACGTATTTGTCACCGGAGTATTTCTTAAAGCATCTCTAAAGAAGTTAGTACTTACTGCTATTTCAGACATAAACAATTCTGTAATCGGATTAGACCCATGACCCCCAATTGGTGACATAATACATCTAAACGAATTGTTCTCTGCTCTATCTTCGATTGCTGCAGGTAAAGCTAAAGTAGCTAAAGCAGTTTTATAACCCGAGCCTTTTTCTCTAAATTGAACTTTTCTAATAGTACCTGTATAATCCAGAATACCATATGCAATTGCTCTTGTTCCTTGCAGATCTGCATCTGGAACAGATATTTCAATCTTAGGAACTATTTCTATTTCTAGACCTACACGACCTAATATATTAGTTTCAGTTTTTACAAATAAAATTAAAACTTTATTTAATGATGGGTCTTCAACCCCATTAGGTATTTCAGAATTTAAAATATCAAAAATTTCCCCTGTGCTTGTAATTCTTGCATATAGGTTTCTATATGCACCTGCTGTATTACGAACAATATTTTCGGAAGTAAAAGTAATCCTATATGTGTTATCAGGCACCGAATCTATTTCAACAGAATCAATAACAGCAGAAGTTGGATTAAGAGAGTTTTCTTCTCTACTGCCAATAAGGTAATCACTGAAAATACCAAAATCAGTATTGTTAATAACTATGTCAGATATTCTTTCTCTTGCATTTGTTGAAACACCTGTTTCAGCAATATAAGGTAATGTAGATGATGTTGCAAATATTAAATACTCGGAGGCAGGTACCTCAAACATATATTTCCATACATATCCATCTTCGAGTGTTGTTTCAAAATAGATATCAAGATTAGAAGTAGATGGCCTAACAACGGAAGGTGCTCTATTATTATTTCTTATGCATTTAAATACTTTAAAACTTGCTTCACCTACATCTCCATCAAGCACTGTAACATAGAAGTTTGTAGTTTGCATATCAATGGTATCATCAAAAGAGTCATAAACAGTTCCAGATATCCATTGATTATTTCTAAACATATAACGAACATTAGTTTCGTCTAGTTTATTTCCAAATAAAACTCTTCTAGAAAATTCACGCTGCTTAAATTGTGAATTATTAACATCACCATCATCAGTTACGCTAGAAGCCATAACGTAATATGTATTCTGCGGAAGAATAGTATTAATATTTTGTCTTGCAATAGCAGTAATAGATTCAACTTGTGCATCAGTTAATCTTTCACCGTCTTCCTCATCTTCCTCTGGAATAAAATCTAAAGGTAAATCACTATTGTAGCTTTCTAAGCCTGCTTGGAAAGACCTGACAACTGCTTCATTATTTGTTCTATATGATTTAACAAACTCATTTGCAGTTTCCACTCTAAAATTTTCTGTAATTATTTTTGCCATTTCGTTTTCCGCTTAACCTGTGTTTGTTATTGTTAAATTGTTTACCGTAGTAGGATTTACTTTTTGATACTTACTGGGAAAATATGCAATTCTGTTATTGCCGCCTTGAATACTATCTTGGTCGTCCCAGTCATCAATAGCACCTTCGTATAAAAGATTTTTAGTACTGTTATTAGCTAGCCATTTTTTCATCTCTGCGGGAGTCATTCCCGGATTCATTTCCAGTACACATGCAATTAGTCCAGCCACATGAGGGGAGGCCATTGATGTGCCGCTTATCTTCATCAGATAACTACTACCATCTAATGGGTGTTGCACTCTTGTATATCCACTTTGTTGTATGTTGTTCGTGCCGGAACCATTGTCCGTACTACTCACGCTAATAATCTCTGTCCCGGGAGCATATATATCAACACCTGGACCACATTCACTTGATTCTGATTTGTGCTCAAATCCACCTTGATATGTTATATCTATATTTCCTACAATAATTGCTTTATCAGAATAGGGTGAGGATCCTCTATGATAATAAATTGTTCCTGCATCCGTACTCATACTATTATCATAATCAGGCCCACCTTCTACATCTATTTTATGATACCCGTTGCCGGCAGATATACAAACGTGTACACCAGCATCAATCAATTCTTCTAAATCTATATCAATTGACGAAATCCTGAGCTTACTTCGGTAGCTAAACTCATCCGAACCAATGAGTGGGACTATACCGTAGTTTTGCCATCTGTATGTTGCATTTGTAGTAGTGCTAGAATCTGTGAACGTATTGCCTCTAAATGTAACTGATGAAACAGAAGTAGCAGTATACTCAGAGTAATAACCCCAACTCATATTTACAACTGTGGGACGTTTGTATCCAGTTTGTGGGTCTATAGGTTTATTATTATGAAACGCTTTTATAAGGTCAAATGCAAAAGTGGGAGATATTCCTCCGCCTTCACCTCCATCTAAACCCGCAATCTTTTGCGAATAAATTCTTGCACCACGAGCCATACCCATTGTGCGTCCTGCTGCAGTTCCTGCGACATGCGAACCGTGTCCATCATAATCAAGGTTATGGTTTGCGGGTAAAGGATCTGCGAACCCGCCTTCATCATACCAATTTATTGATTGAAATCTTGAAACGCCATTTTCATCTGTGAATTCTATATTGTCTGCATCTATCCCACTATCTTGAATAACGATATCAACACCCTCACCTGTTGCGGTGTAATTGTAAACACTATTAAGAGAAATAAGTGCATCGAATGGATCTGCTTGGCTTATACATCTAGTTATTGTCCAAGGATATTCATTCGATTCTATAGCATTTGTTTTTCTGTATGTTCCGGGTTGTGATGCATCTGTACCAATAATAGCGGTTGGATCATTCTCTGGCGGTATGTGAATGTCATACACTCTTTCGTCATTTTTTAATTCTTCTACTTCTTCATCTGTTAAAGAATAATGTGTCATTCTACGACTATGTGGTCTAGGATTAGCTACCTCAACAGAACGACAGGGAATATTTCCCGCACCTGTTTCTTCAATCATTTCTTGATTGAATGCTTCGTAATCTACATCTTTTTTTAATATAACAATATATTCTTTTTCAGACATTTATTATACCTATACAATATTAATCGTATTACCCATACCGCTATGAGTCACACACTGGTAATACAACGTTGCTGGCGCAGACATTGGAACAGTAAACTTAATTAATCCTGTTGATGCTCCGTTGTTTGTAACACCTACGCTATATGCTGCACCTCCAGAAGCAACACGAATTTCAAAAGGATGAGACCCACCTGAATTATTTTCAAATATATATGTTTCACCTCTACGTAAATATAAAACTGGATCATTTTCCGTAGTTGGGAACCAAGCATTTTTACTATCACTAAATGTAAAATCAGATGTTCCGTTAGCGCCTAATACAAATACATGTGTTGTACTACTTGCACCCCAACCTGCTGAGCTATAGGATTCTATTCTTTCATATTCATTATTATAAATCATGTCCCCTAAAGTTGGGGCAAGACCATTTCTTTCTGTGGTTGTAAATGAACCCAATCTAATTGGAGCACCCACTACTACAACAGCGTTACCTGCTTCTAAATTAAGATTTTGTGAAGCAACAATTTCTGTATCACCTGTTCCGCCTGTTGTTATTCCTGTACAAGTGATAGCGCCAACAGAGATATTATTTGTTGTTGTTCCGCCTCTTGTTGTAACAGCATCTAATGTATCTGTTTCAAGGTATGATGTTAAATATCCTGCTGATGAGTGGTCACCCCAACCATATGCAGTATCCCAGTTGCCAACTTTAGCGTCAGTAATAACATTTGTACCCATGTCAATTTCGTTGCCGTTGGCATCAAGTGTACCACCCAACTGTGGAGTAGTATCATTAACCACATCACTAATTGCATTTGCAGGAATCCAGTTTGCACCATTCCAAGATAAAACTTGACCGTTTGTTGGTGCTGCAGATGTTGTATCAACATCTAATAAATCATCAATGTAAGCAACATTAGATGAGCCTGCTGTTCCTGTCTGGACGTTAACAGTCGGTGTCGATCCGTAAATTATAAATGTAAATGGACTGAATGAACTTGGTGTACGGCTTTGTGTATCATCATAAAACTCTGCCGTAAACCCGGTTGTTGTTTTGTTTGTTATACCAACAAAGTAATTGTCAAATGTTTCACTGTCTGTGATAATAGAATAGTTTGCATCAGGTTGTGCGCTATCAAAAGTAAAATCCAGTGTTGCATTTCCACTGTTCCAACTGCCCCAACTGATACCCGTGCCTGTACCGTCAGCAGTATCATCTACAAATCCAAATGCAATTGGAGCAATAATAGATGTTTGTCCTCCGCCTGGAACAAATTCGTTTGCATTAGCGTCCCAAACGAGAGCTTGACCGTCCGTAGGAGCGACTGAAGAAATATCAACATCAGAAAGGTCATTAATAGATCCAACAGACGAACTTGTACCCCATTCTAATTGTCCTGTTGTCCCATTCGCTATTTTTAATACTGTACCTGTTGCACCTTTTGTAGAAGGCCATATAACATCCGCAACAGTAATTACGCCACCAGCAGCTGTGTTTGCTACAATGTTTAATTGACCGCCACCGGAAGACAAAATTAGTCCACCCGTGGTATCATTATCTGAATCACCTGCTATAGTAACTTGACCTTGACTCGATAATGTAACTTGTGATTGAGCAGTTAATTGTAAAACACCTGCAGATCCTAAAACTTGAATAGCGAAATTATCATCTTCAGGAGCAACAATATCATTACCGTTTGTGTCTAAGTTTGCTCCTAACTGCGGTGTAGAATCATTTACTAACTCAGCAGAAACTCCGCTAAGTGCTGTTTGAATAGAAGTATTGACAAAACTTTCTGTTGCATATCCTGTTAAGTCAACTGATAACCCAGACAAGTCAACTGTATTACCGTCACTAATTGTTAATTCATTTGTACCAGAATTGAAAGTAAGTGTTTGAGAATCGCTATCAGTTAGTAAGCCTATTGATGTATCAATATCTGCTTGTGTAACATAGTTGTTTGCTATTGTATCAACCGTAGCGCTAAGCGCATTGACAGTACCTGGCAATGTAACTAGAGGCGCTACATTAGCAGATAACTGTTGCAGCGTTGCATCAAGTGTGACGATATCAGCTTGTGCTACGCTAATATCATCATAAACCTCTATGAAGTTAGCATTTATTTTTGAACCTGCCGCTCTAACTGAATCTCCCAATCCATCATTAGGTGCATTTCCTGTTTCTATGACTTGTCTTGCCATTTCTTATTCCCTATCAAATGTGATACTGTCGTTATCGAAAGTCAATAATTCTTCATCAAATGTATCTAAGTTGTAATCTTGTCCTATTGCCAGCGGAACCGAATTATCGAAAAATGGTAATTCAATTCCTGTAGTTGCGTCAAAGTTAACAATTACTGCATTAAGTATTTCACCTTGCTCAGTTGTAATTGTTACACCATTTTCATCTTCTTGCTCAACTCTTAACGGCAATTCAGCAAACGTATATGACTCAATGGCTACATCCGCATTAGGTCTTGTATTATTAATTGTATTTATCAAAGGACTGCTAAACATTTTTGTCCCAGCAACATGAACAGTGTCCTTTACGATATTTTCATATTTTGAAGGATCTAATAAAGATGAAATATCGTATGAATACTCTTGATAATAATTATTATCTTGAATATATTTACCTGGATCATTTAAATGAGAAGTTGTTGTAAACCATTGTCCGTTTGTTTCACCCATGCCCCCAACAGAAAGTTCAGCAAATGCTACTGTTTCACCTGATTCTTGATTTACAAGAGCAACCTTTTCTTTGTCTCTGTATTTAAACCCGGACTGCAAAACATTAATTCTACGAATTTGACCAATAAGTAATTCTGAATTACCTCTAATATCAGCGTTATAACCCATAGGTCTTGAATTTAAATCCTCACCAACATCTTCAATTACAAGTTCCCTTCCCCTAAACTCAACTTCTCCTCTTTTTGGCTGAAAGAAAGTAATAGGTCTAAAATAGAATATACTTCCTTCACGTCTTAAGAATGTTGCCTTTGCATCATAAGGTCTAAACCCTGTAGGGAAGGCATCTGTATTATAAGTTAAATCTTCAATTTCAATTCTTTGTGTTAATACATCACCTGCCTGAATAATAAAATCACTTCTATCGAATCTAATGGCTAAATCTCTATAATCATATTCAATTAAATCTGGAAACCTTAAAATAGTTCTAACGTTATTTACATAATCTGTTCCAGTGTCTAATACTCTCAATCTTCGAACACTGCCAATTTCATATGTAGTAGGTGTAAACGCATCTTTTATTTGCGTATTAATATTCTCTAGACCCGGACCTGACATTCCATAGTTTTGCGAGTCTAGCCTTACGCTCAGAAAATCTTCAATCTTATCTGTAATAACACTAATCTCTTCTTGATTAGAAAAGACACCTATATCAAAAAGAGCAGTATCGTTATATTCCGCATGTCCATCAACTTGTATTCTTAATCCATCATTTAATGTGACAGTTGTTGACCCCTGTGTTGGATAAGGAACAAATGCCGTATTTCCAATGGCGACAAAAGCTCCGTTTGCAGGCGATACATTGTTAGGCGGTTCAACATCTAAGTAAACAATAGGATGTTCATATGCGACAACAGTTCCTCTTCCACTAAATACGTTATTACTGTCCGCATCTGATAATGGGTTTTCCGGATCTCTTGTGAATATCTCTTCTGACTCTGCTGTTAAGACGTCAAACGGTTCTATGTTATACGCTGTGTTACCACTTAGAATTAATACCTGTGTCGAAATAATAAGTTCGTTTTGTGTTTTATCGACAGAAAATCCAAAACCACCATCTGCAATTTCCCATTCAATAATACCTGATGGTTTAAGAGATACATCTTCAACAACAGCAGTCGCATCTACCCCAAAGGCATCAGATATAAGATTTAACCTATCGCCCACTTTATTGTTAGGTCTGGAACCTTCTCTTAATATTGTGGTGCCTTGTATTGATCCATAAATTAGAGGACCCGGATAAGAAACAACCCCATCTCTTTCCCGTATAATCCCGTCATCAGCTAAGAAGGAACCGAATACGTTTGAAACATATCCTACGGGAACAATTGCGCCATTAATATTATAAAATACAATATCATCAATATATGCATATGCCTTTGATAAATCTCCTCTAATAACATCACCTTTTGATAGAGGAAATTCATCAACTGTTGAAACAGATTTGAATTCTATAAATTTAGTAGATACAAATTTAGAATCTGATATTTTTAATATTGCATTTGATGGATAAAATAATTCAACCTCTTCTTTAAAAAACATATTAAAGAGAAGTTCGACCGATTCAGGTGTTCCTTTTCTAGTATATAAATCAGCGATATGCTTTACAATAAATCTTAAGTCATCAAAAGAAGTATTTACAAAAGGTAAATCTTTTAAAAACTTTCTTTTATAATATATTAAAAACTGATTAAAGGTAGTATCAATATCACACAGTTCAGAAAAGTTTCTATGGGTTTGATTATCTAAAAACTCATAATACGCTTTAGTAAACTCGACAAAGAGTTTACCATCTTCCCTATAAAACTCCGGGAACTGGTCAGGTATAAATGGAGCTATGGAAGGTGCAGCATATCTCATCTAGAAGCCTTTATATTTACAACTACATCTTGCTGTCTGATCTTAACGATTCTATCTTTTGTTCCCACAACATCAGAATCTTCTGTGTGTGCAATAATGCAAATAGCACTTCCCGTAAATGATTGAACACTTATGTCTTTAAGAGATACAATACCTCTTGTATAATCTACGCTGCCAAGTTTCTTTTTAAATATTTCTCTATTATTTGTATTTGATGTAATGGCTACAATCTCACCTGCACCATCATCTTGCAATGTTACTGCTTGACCGTCTAATACAAATTGAGAAGAAACAAACGATGGTTTGAAATCTGTTAACCCAATACTATCATTATAAGGATATGGTTTTATTAGAGGTGTTGCAAAAACAAAAGAAGGACTTTCGACTGTTCCTAAAGACGGAACCCACTCAATAACAGGCTGTGAAACAATCGATACTGAATCAACTGATGGATCAGATGTTAAGAGTTTAGATTCAAGAGCAGATGTGATTAGGCCAACATTAAAATCATCTAGATTATCAGACGAATAGTCACTAATATTTTGTCTAATAATATCTTCTAATTGACCAACCGATAATAATATATCATTTTTGTTGTACTTAACATTAACATTAAGATCTGCATATAAAAATTTAGCTGATCTTAGAATTGGTTCAATCGAAATAGGTGCTTTGGATTTAATAAAATCTTTAAACTGTTCCAATTCAGATAATGATGCACCATCCCGTCCTTGCACATCCACAACAATGATAACACGACCGAACTGTGGAGGCTCATCATCCTCTCCGCCGAACACGGAAATTGATTGTATTTGTGGATATCTTTGTCTTAATAATATCTCATAATCTTTACTTGTTACTGCTCTTTCTTGTACCTGAAATGCTGCAGGAGCAAATCTACGAATTGATTCGGTTGTTTCATATTCTGTTCCGCCAGCACTACAACCTTGAGGTATCACCGTTATTGATTGTGCACCATATCTTAATGCATCAATAGTGTATGAGTTGACTCCGTTGCCATCAACTCCAGATGATATTCTATATCTTACAGTTATTCTATCTGTATTCGTTGGCTGTAATCCAAAAATGTTTTCACCAAATTGAATAGAATACTTATTGTTAAGTTCTGGCTGAATATAGAAAACCGCATCATCTGTATCCACGCCAAATATATTTGACTTGTATTGATACTCAACACCATTAACAAATACTTGCAAAGAGCTTGTATCTATAAAACTATTATTAATAATTGTATTATTATAAGGAAGGACTTCGTCAAATAGACGACCTTCATATACTTCAACACCTTCAACTTCAAATAAAGTTCCGCTAACACGAGAGGCGGCGTATGCTCTATCAGTTATAAATTCATATGTAATATTTCCACATCGTCCTAAGAAGATAGAAAACTTAGGAAGTATGTATGTATTAGATTGTTGATTACTTCTAATTTGTAAATTAACAGTACCTTTAGATGATCTTCTAGATCTAGGAATATAATTTAATTCTTTAGCGTGACTAACAACTGAATTTTTTAATTGAGCCGAATCTAAAAACATTTCACCAATAGACATATTATAATATTGTAATGTGTTATACGTATTATATGCCAATAAATCGACTAACACAGATATATTAGATCCGTCAAAATCATAATCTTTAAATCGATTTTGATTTTTTAGGAACTCAACTAAATTAGATTTAACATCAAAGAAATCTACTTTACTATAAGGGGCTATTTTCGCCATTCTATCTTACCCTATCTAAAACAATATTGAACGAAACAGGTTCAACAGTATTTATGAGTGTGAAAACAATTGTTATTGCTAACTCATTTGAATCAGCTGCTCCAGTCACATCAACTCCGATTAGATTACATCTGGGTTCATATGCCTCGATAGTAGCTTTTACTGTTGACTTAATTAATTCAATAGTTTGTGGTGTTATGTTTTCAAACAAAAGTTGTCTAACGTCACAACCCAAGTCAGGTTGAAACGGTCTTTCGCCACGGTTAGTTAAAACAAGGTTACGTATAGACTCTTTGATTGATTCTTCATTGACCTTACGTGCCAACATTCCCTTTCCTGGAACCAAAGAAAGGTCTCTGTGAAAATCAGATGATATGACTTGTTTAGTAGTATCCGGAGAAGGCATACGTGTTCCTTTTTATATATTTATGTTCTATCCAACAGTAGCGTACTGTGATAAGTTAGTAATTCGAGAAGATCTTATTTGCTCAACAGGTAGGTTACCTGATGCAAGAATCCACTCGCTCTTTTGATGCTTTTCAAGAGCCGCTTCTATATATGTTGTTGCGAAGAATGAACCAATAGAACCCGGGAATGAGGCTTTTATCTTTCCGGTGTCTGCTAGTATAACTTGATTGAATCCTTCAACATGTATCTCTGAGAATCCAGCTCTTGATGCTGCAATAATTAAATACAAAATAGAATTTTCTCCATTTGTTACTATTGCAACTGCTCTTCCTGTTGATAGATGTGGATGATTTGGATTGAATCCGTCCGATACAATTTGTGTATATCCAATCTGTTCATAAACTCTTAACAGTTTAACCCACACGGAATCATTAACATCTTGCCAACCTGGACCTTGATTGTTTGTTTCAACTCCGTCTTTTCTAGTTGTGACTTCAAATATAGGTCCTGCAAAAACAATCTTTGGTGGACAACCTGTAGAGAATGGTCGTTGTAATTTCTGTACATCATTAATTTCATTGGGTGTAAAATCTGTCAGCGCAGTGTATGGTTTTATTTCAACTGTATCAAACCAATTGACTGTACCTGCATTAAATTGTTGTATACCTTCTGAAAAAGCAAGTCCTGCGTTTTCAATGACTTGGTCAACAACAGAAGAAGGATCTGAACCATATAATGGATGCTGTGTAACACCTAATGATTGTCTTTCATTTTGTGTTGAAATTTTTTGTCTTGCTGTTGCTTCATTCTCTCTTGCAATCCTAACAATTGCTTGAGGAGATTGTGCTGCACTATTCATTGCAAGAGCTGCTTCACGTCTTGCTGTTCTCTTTTCCTGGTCATCAAATCTTAAAGCGTTTGCGGATACGGCTTCTTTTCTTCTTATGTTTGAAACATTTGCAAGAACAATTTGTGATCTTACCATACCTTCTGCAAATTTCTGCAAACCATCAACTGGATTTTTCATAAACGCTTGAAGTGCATTTGTTAATTGACAGAAGCGATACATCAACATTCCGATAATCCATGGATCTAAACTTTCGAAAGCAGAGGCTGCTGCTGTAATCATCCTTTCAATATACTGCTTTAACGAATCCATATTATCATTAGAAAAGAATTCTTTTACATCATTCACACGGCGCTTGATTGCTTGTGAGATTGCAGCTGCTCCTTCTTCGATGTCTGCCACAACTTGCTTTAGACCTTCTTCAATAGATTCAACAGCTTGTAAAAATGCTTTTGCAAGGTTCTCAATTGTTTTAATAATGGAATTAATTACATTAATGATAGGACCAAACACTGCTTGTAATATTCCCGCAATAATATCTTCTGGATTTGCATTTTGTAAATCATTAACAAAAGATGCAATCTGC